TATAGCGTTTGCCCGTTCGAGGATGGGTCAGATGTCAAAAGTAGTACAGGCGTACCATTCTCTACCGTAGGTAGGCGTCTCCAGTGACCTGGGAAAACAGGAATACTAGTGTGAGGTGCGTCACAGGAGGACGCATAACCGCCGCTGCGTCGTCATATACAGGGTAGAGGTTGAACCTAGGGAACCTTTAAGGAGGGTGAGGAGTTAGTTCTTTAGCTTTTCTACTCATAAACTAGGTTAAAGGGCTCCTCAAAGAGCCCTTAATGAAATAATTAGAATATTATAGTTAATTATTTACTCTTAGTAATAATTAGTTACTTAGAGTAAGAGCCAGCCTTCAAGAGCTGGCTCCTAAGAGATAACTGGTATTAATCGCTTCTGATGAAGCTCTTAATACTGGAAAAGTCCCCTAAGGACTTTTCCTTAAAGGGGTAAGACTTGAAAAGTTCAGGTCAGTGGACAAGCAGCGACCGCAAGAGTCGTCTGCCTAGTAACTGGTTTCGTCTACGCAAGAGAGTTCTCGCCAGAGACTCTCATGAATGTAGGCTCTGTGGCTCTAAGGCCACAGAGGTAGATCATATTATTCGTGGAGATAACCACGATATGAGTAACCTTCAGAGTCTCTGCACAGACTGTCACAGGTCAAAGAGTTCGTCTGAGGGAGTCTCCGAACGTCAACGCAAGAGGATGCTCAGGCAGCGTCCTAGGGAGAATCATCCTGGGCTCAGGAAGCCCAGTTAAACAGAACCACCCAGGAGGTGACATGAAGGCATCAGTCAACAAGCAGAATGGACCAGTGCCTAAGCGTTCACATGAACGTGTCAGGAATCGTGACGAGAACGTCATTGATAAGGTTCAGGCTTTTGGTGTCGTCAAGAAGCCTAACTTGGGTCTAGGGGATGACGTACACCCCATCATCACAGACTTTTGGAATTCAGTCGGAGAATCAGCACAGGCGAGGTACTACGAGGCTTCGGACTGGCAGTATTTCCGAGTGGCACTCCACTTTTTGAACAAGCTCCTGAATACAGGAAAGCCGTCAGCCCAGATGCTGACGGTAGTGAATCAGATGCTGACTGATCTTCTGGTCTCAGAAGGTTCAAGGCGCAGGGTTCGCATGGAGATCGAGCGTGAGGCAGTCAAGGATAACGTGGTCAACATCAGTGACTACTTCCGTGAACTTGCCAACAAGAACGATCTTGGAGATATGTTCAACTACCAGTAATAAACAAGCTTCGGGTTGAGTCGGTGTTCCTCTCCTTCCACTGACTCCCCGGACAAACTTTAGCCATGGAGGCACTAATGGGCGTCTTTGGCGTCGATGTTTCAAACCACCAGTCAAGTTTCAACTTCAGCGGGTGGGATTTTGCGTTTATCAAGTCGTCTGAGGGAAACTCCTTCAGGGACTTCAGGTTCAATCAGCACCTGACCAATGCACGTGCCAACAACTGCCTAGTCGCAGCCTACCATTACCAGCGTGATGTGAGTGCGCAGTCTCAGGTAAATCTGATCAAGGAAATGGTACCACAGAACGTTCCTGTCATTATTGATGTCGAGCGTGGGTCTGGATCACTGGCACTTACCCGAGAGATCATCAGGCTACTTCGGGAAGAGGGCTATGACAGCCCCTTCTTGTATCTGCCTAGGTGGTATTGGGTAGAAATGGGACGTCCGGATCTGAGCGGTCTTCCTCGACTATGGGCATCTTGGTACCCAGACTATGTGGCACGTCCACGTGAAGTGGGTATCGGACTGGTTCCACAGTCGGCCTGGTCGAACTACGGCAATAATTCAGTGGCAATGATGCAGTTTACCTCAACGCCACATGACATGAATTGGTATCCCGGTACGCGGGACGATCTGGCACGAGTACTCAACGGGGGCACTGGTGGCGGAGGAATTGGAGAAGATGAAGTGAGTTGGGAACAGATCCTCACCAACGATGAGGGTGCTGGATATCAGGCAGGTCAGTGGCTTACGTATACCAACACGTATGTTATTGACACCCTGGAGAAGGTCAAGGAACTGGAAACCAAGATTGACAATATTGCAGTAGGCGAGATTGACTACAACCGTCTTGCGGCTGCTGTTGCCAATATGATCTTTGAGCGCCTTGACGTCGATATCGTCCGTAAGGGTGAGTCCTAATATTCAAGCCAACCCCAGTATGGTGCAACAAATGCAAAAGATGGCACGATTGGCCACCATGCGGATGAGCATGTCAGACATCTACTGTTCTGTGTGTAATATCTGGCATGCATCGCCTTATTGTTCGCGTCCACAACTATAAACTTGTGCAGTATTCGCTACCTGCACAACCCGATGGGCAAGAAGCGGGTCTATAAATCACTTGCCCCCAGCCGTTCAACGAGGAGGAATTATCTAAGAGTCTCATAAGCTCTTACTCCCTGGTTCGAATCCAGGGGACGGCACTCTGTAGTTAGTTTAATGGTAAAACCCTAGGTTGTGACCCTAGAGTTGCTCGGTTCAACTCCGGCACTACAGTCCACGGAATTTAGCTCATCAGGAAGAGCACTGGTGTGAAGTACCAGGCGGGTAGGTTCGAGTCCTACAGTTCCGGCAATGCGATATTAGCGTAGAAGGTAGCGCGGCTGGCTTCCACCCAGCAAGGATGGGTTCGAGACCCGTATATCGCTCCAAGCCATATTAGCTCAGTCTGGTAGAGCAGGGACCTAGTAAGTCTCAGGTCGTGCGTTCAAATCGTACATGTGGCTCAAAGGCGCGGAGGGTTAAAGTCCCACTGAAAGGTTACCTGCGCTTAGTGCTTCTTGGTGTAACTGGCAACACGGTTGGCTCTGAACCAACTGTTCTAGGTTCGAATCCTAGGGAGGCAGCTCCTCTACGTCCCAATCGTGGAGAGTCGTTGGTATGGTGTTGAAGTGGACCACCATAAGCGAGCGGCAATGTTTACGTATCTCAATGGTAGAGGACCAGGTTGTCAACTTGGGAGATGTGGGTTCAAGTCCCATCGTAAGCGCTCTGTGAATCAATGGTCCCCTTCAAGGGGTCCTTGCTTGTGTAGGCCATCTGGAGAGCCGCTAGATTTAGGTTCTAGTGCATGCAGGTTCGACTCCTGTCACAAGTACTAGTGTCCAGCGATGCAGCGATGACGAACTAATGTCATTGACTGTGTATCGAGTGGCACGTAAAGGGTCTTTGATCCAATGGATACGATCTCGCCCTACGAAGGCGATCATGGGGGTTCGAGTCCCTCAAGACCCACAAAGGCCCAGGTGAGTAGGATGGGTTCTAGGTACGGCCAGTGGCCTTGCGATTGGAACATTCTCTGGGTGGAGACAAACTCACTTAATCCTGTATAGCATAATGGCAATGCGGCGGACTGTTAATCCGCTAATCTAGGTTCGATTCCTGGTATGGGAGCAAAGCTGCACACTTCCTTAACGTGTGTAGAGTTTGCAGTGGCGGACTATGGCGAGGCCGTCTTACGTGGCATACACAGGCCTACTTAGCTCAATTGGTCAGAGCGTCTCCCTGATGAGGAGAAGGTACTGGGTTCAAAACCTAGGGTAGGTACAACTGCATGCATCGCAAGTGGAGACGTCCGCGTTCCAGAGGGTAAACCTGCGTAGAGGAGTAGCGATGTATGTGGCAACCTTGCTTCCGTAGCTGAGGGGATTAGCTCCTGACTCTTAATCAGGAGACGTTGGTTCGATTCCAACCGGGAGTACATGGCAGAAGAAAAGATTTGTCCAGAATGCATGCATTTCTACGAGACAGAAGGACATAGTCCTGTATGCAGTCAACGATAAGGAAGCTAGCACGCGATGGTGCGTAAGCGGTCTTGAAAACCGTGCCAGGTGCAAGCCTGAGGGTTCGACTCCTTTAGTTTCCGCCACGGAAGATGGAATGGCTGGTGCCATAGTCGGATTGCTAATCCGATCCGGCGTTGTGCGCCGTGGGTTCAATTCCTACTTCTTCCGTCGAATCAGTTAGGTCATGGTGACCAACCTCCCTCCAAAGGAGTAGGACAGGGTTCGATTCCTTGAACTGGTGTATCTGGGTATAGCTCAGCTTGGTAGAGCGGCGCGTTTGGGGCGCGATTGTCCGGGGTTCAAATCCTCGTACTCAGACTAGACAGAGCAGTCCTAGGTGTCTCTGTCGTTTGCCCTGTTAGCTTAATGGGAAAGCTACTGGCCTACACCCAGTAGACGGCAGTTCGATTCTGTCACGGGGTACAATGTTAAGTTCGAAAGGATGTATCAATGCCATTGCCAGCATCGGTACCAACCGGGACTGTATCCGGCACTTGGTACACTCCATCAGGTAATCTTGCTGTTGGTGAGATTATCTTCCTCCTTCAGCATGAGATCGAGATTCCGGATGATGCAGACGGAGTTGTAATCCCTGTTCGTCACGAAGTGGCCGTGCCAGCAGGCCAACTAAATGTCACTTTGCCAGCCGGTTTTTATAACACACTTGTACGATTGTCTGAGCTGTATTTCAAGCCCAAGGTTATCGAGGTAGTTGCTAGTCAGAACGTCAATCTTCCAGATGCTATTGGCGTGGTCCCACCAGAGGAACTCCTTACACCAGTTCGTACAGTAAATGGAGTAGGCCCTGACGCTTCGGGTAACATCGAGGTAGCAGGCGGTTCAGGAGCTGTATCATCTGTGTTTGGGCGGACGGGTGCGGTAGTCGCACAGTCCGGGGACTATACCAAGGCACAGGTTGGCCTTAGCAACGTCGACAACACTTCTGACCTATCCAAGCCGATCTCTACTTTGACTCAAGACGCATTGGATGGCAAGGAAGATGCTGGAACCGCTGCTAGTCTTGTCAGTGCTCACGTTGCCGCTGCTGACCCTCATCCTCAGTATGCTCTGGACTCAGACATTGTTCCGCCGGTCAAGGCGTTCGGAACCACAGGAATCGTCACATCCACCTTCGGACCAGGAGATACCTCAGGAACCTGGACTGTAAGTGGGGCTGCATGGCGAGTAACTGTTCCTGCGGCGGTTGGTGATGTTCTTTCTCTAGATCCTTCTGTGATCGCACTTGTAGGTGCAGATGCTGAAATGGATGTGTGTTCACTCAACGGAAACACTCCACTGAGGTACTACTCTTCTAAGACTAGCACTCAGGCTGCTAACGGCCATGGCGGTCTTTACATGGGTACCCAGTTCAACAGGCGGATCGCCCCGATCAAGTGGGTTGTCACCGCAGACGATATCGTGAGCGGAAACGTAACTTTGGCCTATATGTATCGTGCAGGATCAGGTGTGACCTGGGGTTCTGCCGTATATCCGAATGAGATTACCCTGACTAACGAGGGTAGCCCTTAAATGTAACTTAAAGGAGAGCAGATGAGTACGCCTGCCCTGCTCCCTGCTCCTAGCTTCATTGTCGGTCCCACCTGGCAGAGACTAGAGTCAGGGGGTTTTTATCTCCCAGAAAAGACTCTAGGAGATGGTATTGTTCAGTGGATGTTTGATTACTTGATTCAGCCCACTGGACCACGAGCCGGGGAGCCCTTCCTTGTCACGCAAGAACAGTTCCGTTTCCTGTTGTGGTGGTATGCAGTCGACCCACATTCTGGACGATTCATCTACCGAAATGGACTGCTGCGCAGGCTCAAGGGATGGGGCAAGGACCCCCTCGCAGCTGCAATGTCACTGGCCGAATTGTGTGGACCAGTCGCCTTCTCCCACTGGGATCGAGACGGAAATCCTGTAGGTAAGCGTAAGCCTGCCGCATGGGTTCAGGTTGCAGCCGTATCCCAGGACCAAACTCGTAATACTTTCACCTTGTTCCCTGCCATGGCATCAAAAAAGATGCGTGAAGAGTACAAGATGGAAATCCATAAGACTCGTGTTGATGCGTTTGAAGGCGCATGCTTCATTGAGGCAGTAACTTCATCTCCCCTTTCACTGGAGGGCAAGCGTCCTACGTTTGTTATCAAGAACGAAACTCAGTGGTGGGTAGAAGCAAACTCAGGCCTTCTGATGGCCAACGTCATTGCAGGTAACGTCACGAAGGGTGCCTACGGTGTATGTCGCAGTCTTTCTATTTGCAACGCGCATATTCCAGGTTTGGAATCGGATGCGGAACATGACTGGGAAGCTTATCAGAAGGTTCAGGCCGGAGAAGCCGTAGACTCAGGGTTTTTGTATGACGCCCTAGAGGCTCCTCCTGACACGCCCGTGGGCGAGATTGCTGATCTACTGGAGGATGAAGTTGCCTATCAGGAGGCGCTGGGCAAGCTTCGTCGTGGTCTATTGATCGCACGTGGTGACGCAGAATGGCTGGATGTGGATATCATCCTTGCATCTATCTTGGACGCCAGGAACGACGTAATTGAATCTAGGCGTAAGTTCCTCAACCAGATCAACGCGGCTGAAGATGCGTGGATTTCTCCACGAGAATGGGATAGAGCGTATGTACCAGGACTTCGTCCGCTCCAAAAGGGAGATCGAATCACACTTGGATTTGACGGCTCAAAGTCTCAGGACTGGACAGCTCTGGTTGCTTGCAGGGTTGATGACGCTGCTATATTCCCTATCAAGGTCTGGGACCCAGAAAAGTATGGTGGAGAAGTTCCCCGAGAAGACGTGAATGATACAGTCGATTGGGCCTTCAATACCTACGATGTAGTGGCATTCAGGTCTGACGTTCGTGAATTTGAAGCATATGTTGACCAGTGGGGTGCTAAGTATGGCCGCAAGTTGAAGATTAGGGCCACTCAGAAGCATCCAATTGGGTATGACATGCGATCCAACATCAAGAACTTCACGCTGGACTGTGAGAGGTTCCAAGATGCTGTCTATGAGCTAGAAATCTGCCACGCAGGCTCTCCTGTATTGAAGAGGCATATCAACAACGCCGTAAGGCGTCCCAACAACTTTGGCATTTCAATTAGTAAGGCAACCAAGGACTCTGGCCGTAAGATCGATGCGGCTGTGTGTGCGGTTCTTGCTTTTGGTGCTCGACAGGAATTCCTAATGAACAAGAACAATAAGGGCAAGGGGGTGACGATTCTAAGGTAATGGCTACTCAGTATGATACTCTTGTAGATGATCTACTCACCGAGCTGAATGGTAAGCAGGGAGATCTAGAAAATAACCAGGCTTACTTTGACGCCTCCTTCCGACTTCGTGCTCTTGGCCTGTCGACGCCTCCTGAGATGCGTTTTCTGACTGCGGCTGTAGGTTGGCCCGCCATGTATATCCAGTCTCTTGAAGAGCGTCTGGACGTAGAAGACTTCCGTATGGGTGATGAATCCAGCGGTGATGATCGTCTGCGTGATTGGTGGCAGGCTAATCTGCTAGATGTTGAATCCGGCCCTGGTCACACCGAAGCACTTGTGCATGGCATTGCGTATGTCACGGTATCTGCTCCTAATGAGGACTTGGACGAAGACCCAGAAATCCCGATTATCCGTCTGGAGAGTCCGTTCAACTTCATTGCAAAGCAGGATTACCGCACACGCAAGGTCAAGAATGCACTAAGGATCTACGAAGATCCCGAGATCCCCAATGAGAAGTATGTTGCCTTGTACCTGCCAAACGAAACTGTGTACCTAGGGCAGAGTAAGAATCAGTCTTCTCAGTGGTTCGTCGACTATCGAGTGAAGCATGACCTTGATCGAGTGCTTGTTTCTCCTTTGGTCAATCGCTCACGTATCCATGAATGGTGTGGTAGGTCAGAGATTTCGAGGGAACTCAGGTCAGCCACCGATGCCGCATCTCGAATCATGATGAACCTTCAGTCTGCGGCTGAACTTATGGCAATCCCCCAGAGGATCTTGTTCGGTATCTCCGAGGAAGACTTCCCGATGGATGTTTCATCACCAGGTGCCAGCATGGAAGCCTATATGGCTCGAATCATGGCCTTTGAGAATGATCAGGGCAAGGCAACCCAGTTCTCTTCCGCTGATCTGCGTAACTATGTAGACGCCCTTCAGGAGCTTGCCAAGCAGGTTGCTTCCTACACTGGTCTACCCCCTCAGTACCTCTCCTTCTCTTCCGAGAATCCAGCTTCGGCTGAAGCCATCAAGTCATCTGAAGCCCGTCTCATCAAAAAGGTTGAGCGTAAGGCACGACTATTTGGTCAGTCTTGGGAAGAGGCAATGCGCCTCGGCATGCTTGTGATCGATGGATCTATTCCACGAGATGCTTTCAAGCTTGAAACTGTATGGCGTGATCCTTCTACTCCTACCTTTGCTGCTAAGTCTGACGGAATTACCAAGCTACATCAGCAGGGCATTATTCCGACCGAGCAGGCTCGTATCGACTTGGGCTACTCAGACATTCAGCGTAAGGAAATGGAGAAGATGGACAAGTCTGATCCAGTATCTCAGCTGAACCAGCTTCTGTTCACTCAGGATGCAACTCAGCAGGGACTAGACAACCAGGCAAATGCAGCTAGCCGAGTACAGTCGCGCCCAGCGTAGTATTACGTCTAGGGCTGTACAGCTAATTCTCAACCTTCTTATTCCGTATCGAGGCATTCCCCTTACTCAGACATCCTGGCGATTCATTGTGAGGGGGATGTTCCCCATTGTTGATTCTGCCAGGCGCGAGTCAGCCATTTTGATGCGTACCTTCTACGATTCACAGAGGGTAGAGCATGTAGGGGACGATGACTATGACATTGACATTCCTGCTTATGAGCTAGATTGGCTGGAAGAGTCTATGAAGCCCATCTTTGGTGAGGCTAGGGTCATCGATCTTGATGACGCCAAGGTAGTAGAAACTGCCTTTAGGGTTGCTAAGGAAGTAGAGAATGGTGGCCGTCGAACTGCGCTTAATGCGGTGCGAGGAGAAACCCGCCGTGTTGGGTTTGCACGTGTGGCCACGGGCAGGGAAACCTGTGCATTCTGTCTAATGTTGGTATCAAGGGGTCCTGTTTACAAGCGTGAACTTAAGGCAGGTGCCAAGCACGAAGGCGCTGCTGAAATCCTTGAGACCAAGAACGATGTAAGTGATGAAGAGCTAGACGATCTGATGACCCGATGGCATCCAGGATGCGATTGCAAGGTTGTTCCAGTATTTGATGAGGACAACTGGGCTGGTCGTGAGGACTTCTTGCGGATGGAAGAAATCTGGAAGAAGGAAACCCGAGGATTCTACGGTGCACAGTTCACCAAGAACGACAAACTAAATGCCTTCAGGCGTGCAATTGAGCGTGGGGAAATCAACCCAGCTGAGTTCGCGGCTGCTGCTTAAATTACCAGTCCGGGTGACTGGTTCTACTACATCCCCAGGAGGGAACTATGTCTGACGAGAACACTACCGACGCTAAGCCTGATGCCCAGAACACTAACGATCTACCAGATTGGGCTCGAAAGGCCATCTCAGAGGCTAACAAGGAAGCTGCGAGTTATCGTGTAAAGGCTTCTACTGTGGCTGATGAAGTCAAGGCTGAAGTGACTGCGTCATTCAACGACCAGATCAAGTCCTTGTCGGACGAAAAGTCCGCCGTAGTGGCGGAACGTGATACTGCATCCAGCAATTATGCAAAGCTGGTTGCTGCCCTCGAAGCCGGTGTTCCAGGTGATACGGCCGTCGAGTTTGCCGCACTTCTTCAGGGATCAAAGCCTGAGGAATACAAGGCACATGCTGAAAAGCTTAAGGGAATGTTTGGTCCTGGCACCAAGCAGAAGGCAGTAGACCGTACTGCCGGATTTAATGGCTCAACTGAGTCCACCCCTGAAGATGCCTTTGCGGCACTATTCCAGTCGAGGCTTACGAAGAAGTAAGCATTACAAGAAAAGGAACACCTTAAATGGCAATGCTCAATGAGCTAGCACCGAATACTACGAACGATCATCAGGGGCGTCTTGCTTACGTTCCGGATGACCTTCTTCCGAAGACCATTACCACCGAAATGTTTGCCAAGGCCCAGGAGAACTCCCTTGTTCTTCGTCTGGGTCGTCGAATCCCAGTGTCGTTTGGTGAGACTGTTATCCCGGTCAACGTCAAGCGTCCTGAGGTAGGACAGGTTGGTACTGGTACTACCAACGCTCAGCGTGAAGGTGGAACTAAGCCACTGAGCGGCGTTGCGTGGGACAGCAAGGTTATGCAGCCGATCAAGCTTGCGACTATTGTTACTGTCTCTGAGGAATTTGCCCGAACTAACCCGCAGGGTTTCTATTCTCAGCTTCAGTCTGACCTTGGTTTCGCTATTGGTCGTGGTATTGACCTAGCCGTATTCCATGGCAAGCAGCCTCTAACCGGTGGCGCTCTTGCTGGTATTGACGCAGACAACGTTCTGAACAACACTACCAAGATTGTCAACACTGACACCTCTACTACCAACAACCTTTATGACGAGCTGATCGCGGCTTACTCCCTGGTAACTGCGGATGACTTCGACTTTGATGGTTGGGCGGTAGACACCCGATTCCGTCCTCGCCTGATTCAGGAAGGTGCGGAGCGTGATGTTAACGGTAACCTGGTTAACCCGCTTGGCCTTTCTCTGAACGGCACTGTGGGTAACATCCTCGGCTTCCCTGCGCAGTACGGCAAGGCTGTTCGTGGTGACCTTGGTGCGGCTACTGCGACTACCACCCAGATGATTGGTGGAGAGTTCCAGCAGCTTGCGTGGGGCTTTGCTGACAACATCCGCTACAAGATTTCTGACCAGGTCACGCTGACTGATGGTACCAACACCATCTCAATGTGGCAGACTAACCAGGTTGCGCTGCTTGTTGAGTGCACCTTCGGTTGGGTTGTCAACGACCTTGATGCGTTTGTAAAGATCATCAACCCATCGGGTAGCTAATCCGTAGGAAGGTTTCACTGATCCGTGAATTAAATGGGCCGGGTACGCCCCGCCTTCCGCTTTTCTTTTTAGGGACCGCCAATGCGCATGGCAATTTTCCCGCACTTCTACGTACCATATCGCAATGCCGGTTCGGAAACCATGCTCCATGCGATGTGTAAGCGACTTATTGAGGCAGGACATGAGGTTGTTGTGTGGGCAACCGTCCTTCCTGAGGCTCCTCCCTTTTACGAGTATGAGGGAGTGCCGGTCTACGTGACCAATGTGGTGTATGGACGTCAGCAGATCAAGGCCTGGAAGCCTGATGTGATTGTGTCTCACCACGATAATACTCAGAGGGCAGCCACTATTGCCAACTCCTTGGGTATCCCGTTTGTGTTTATCATGCACAACGACTTCTTGCCAAACCAAGAACTCCTGACTCTTAAGCCTGACTTGACCGTATTTAACACGGAATGGATCAGGTCTAAGTTCGACCACGTAGTCAATAGCTCTATGGTCCTCCACCCACCTGTATGGGCACACGAGCACATGACTACGCCAGGAGATCACATCACACTGGTCAACCTGAACGAGAACAAGGGTTGCAGGGTCTTCTACGAAATGGCCAAGCGGTTTCCTGAGGAGAAGTTCTTAGGAGTCGTGGGCGGTCATGGTGATCAGATCATTGATGACTCACTGCCTAATGTGACCATCCAACCTCAGACGGCTAACATGAAGGAGGATGTATGGAAACGGACTAAGATTTTGTTGATGCCAAGCATCTATGAGTCCTACGGCATGGCCGGAGTTGAGGCGCTTGCGTCGGGTATTCCAGTCCTAGCACACCCTACAGAGGGCCTGAGAGAGTCACAGGGGCCTTTTGGGTTGTTCCTGGATAGAGGAGACCTGGGAGCATGGGAACGTGCCTTAGAAGAGCTCTCAGACCCCATTAAGTGGCAAGCTGCATCTGTGCTGGCAAAGAAGCGTTCACTAGAACTAGATCCCAGCCCTGAACTTGACCGTTGGGTTGAGGAGATTGAAAGGCTGGTTAAGTAATATGGCTATTCTGACCAATGGTCGAGTGACCATGGAGGTATCCGATGAGAAGGCACAGCATTATGCCAATATGACTGGATACCGAATTGTACATGAAGATCCCAAGGAACCAGAACCGGTTGTGCCGGAACCACGGAAGCCTAGGGGTCGCCCAAGGAAGGCGAACTAAATGAAGTCAGCCCCTATTAAGGGCTATCGTGATCTGTCTCAGGCTGAGATCGATCTGATGAACAAGCTCAAGGAAGTTGCTGTTGAGGTTGGGACTTGGGTTGATATCGTTCTTGACGATCCAGACACTGACAAGCGCTGGGCTAACATTGCTAAGACGGATCTCCAGAAGGGATTCATGTCCCTGATTCGAGCTGTGGCTAAGCCAGAAACGTTCTAAGGAGTCTTAATGGCGTATGCGACCTATCAGGATGTAGAAGCCAGGCTGGGTCGCACGCTTGACTCGTCTGAGCAGACTATTGTTACCACTCGTCTCAATGACGTTGAGCTAATGATTAGGTATCGTATTCCTGACTTGGATACTAAGGTATCTACAGGGGTTATTGATCCTCAGATGCTCATCATGATTGAGTGTGAGGCTATCCTACGTCTTATCCGAAACCCAGATGGTTTCACCTCAGAGACTGACGGTAACTACTCCTACCAGATTTCAGCGGCAGTTGCTTCAGGTAAGCTTGATATCCTGCCTTCAGAGTGGGCATTGCTGGGAATCAGGAATGGTGCTTTCACTATTCGTCCTTCCCTAGCCCCTCTTTACGGTAAGTGCCCATATCCGTGGGAGGACGTCAGTCTCCCTTTTGACCAGTTCCCGGAGTGGGATAGGACCACTCACCCTTGTTGGTGTGAGTTTATGACGGGAGATATCAAGTGTCCTTGCTAGATAAGGGTCGAGAAACTATCACCCTGTATAACGAAGAGACTTATATTGATGCAGATGGTAACCCTAGTCGTAGGGCTGGATCAACTCCTGTTGTTGTAAACAACTGCGTTGTACAATTGCTTGCCCAGTCAGGCACCAGTGCCAGGCGTACCGAAGACAACAACGAAGCATTCGACTCTGAGCAGGTGTACAGGCTTAGGCCTCCTAGGTCTTTCACAACTGTCATTGGAATGCATGCCAAGGTGATCTGGCAGGGAGTTGAATGGGCTGTTTTTGGTAAGGCTCGTAGGTACAATGGGTCTGACCGAACTGCTCATATTGACTATATCCTCAGGAGGAACTGATGGCCAACAGGGTTGATCTAATTCCTTCGAGCGATATTTCGAAGCATCTTGCCCAAGATGACAAGGTACAGGCAGCCCTGAGGGCTCGTGCCCAAAAGATGGCAAGAGTAGGTAAGGCTCTTCTGGCTATGCATCGTAAGACTGGTGCACATGATGTCAAGTACGAGGGTCACCGATCTACCACGGCTTACGGCCACATTGACCACTATGTAATCATGGATGGTCCTGCTCCTATCTCAGTAGAGTTTGGGCATCATACCGAAAATGGCAAGTGGGTTAATGGATTGTACATCCTGACCCGTGCCATGCTAACCCCCTAAGGATTGTGGATGGTTACACGTAGAATCCCACGAATCCAGGAGGTTGTTCTACCCATTCTCAGGGCTGGACTGCCAGGAGTTGTGGTGACTTCCTGGGGAACCGATGTGGATGACCGAGTTTTTCCGTGGGTAAACATCCGTCGTCTTGGTGGTCTACCTGTGGATGTTGATATGTATGATCGTGCAGTTATCGAGGTTACTGCATACAGCGATACTAATTTGATCGACTGTGAAAATCTCTTGCTTGACGCCCGACAGGTGATCTGGAATGCCTGGAAGGCTCAGACAGTGGTTCCTGATAAGGGTTCCATTGGTTCCTACTTTGAGACACTAGGGCCGACCCAGTTCGATAGCCCTTACGACGATACCTGGCGTGTTCAGTACCTTGTCCAGTTGGGTATCCGGCCAATTCGAGTTTAAGGAGTTAGCCCTAAGATGGCACTCAATGACAATGCGGTAGTGCTTCCTGCGGTAGGTTACATCTATGTAGCTGCTGTAGACACTGCCTCCCCAACCCCTGCTCAGATTGAAGCATTCGATCCGGACACTGGTCTTGTAGGCTGGACTCAGCTTGGACACACCTCACGTGATGATCTGCCGGTATTCGGTTTTGATGGCGGAGATGCTGAGACCCTGGGATCATGGCAGAATGCTTCCCTACGTCGTGTTACTACCGAAGCTGCTCAGGACTTCGTAACCTTCAATGCGCTACAGCTTGATGAGCAGATTCTATCCTACTACTATGGTGTATCCAATCCAGGTTCAACGGTAGGCAAGTTCGATGTAAGTGACTCTTCAGTTTCTGGCATCGAGACTGCGCTTGTGATTGTTATCGTGGATGGCGACGCCACTGTTGGTTTCCATGCGTCTAAGGTTTCAATGGGTCGTGAGGACTCTATTGAGCTAGCCATTGACGAGTTTATCGGCGTTCCGCTTCGTGCTTCTATCCTGAAGTCCGGAACCAACCCGCTATTCTCATGGCTGTCCTACGACACTGGTGTAAACCTGACGTAATCAGTGTTTGGGGAGTGAGGAATTCTTGGCGGACCCTACCTCACTCCCCTATTTTTTATTGGGTCCGTCTTACAACGAAAGGGTTCGCCAATGTCTGATTTTACTCTTGATGATCTCAACCGAGCTGTACAGGCTAAGTATAAGCCGTGGGGCTTCAGTGCTGGTCGTACCAAGTTCTCTCTGAAGCAGGTTCTTGCTCTCCCAAAGGAGCAGCGTGACACTGTTCGTGCCATGCTTCAGAAGCTGGACGACAACAAGAACGACCTGACCGAGGACGAGGTTGAGGCTATTCTCAAGGCAGTGCTTGACTACTTGGTTGAGGATGACAAGACCGAAAAGCTTCTTGAAGTACTCGACAATGATCTGGTAAAGATTTCTGCTTTGTTCGAAGCCTACATGGAAGGTTCACAGGCGGGGGAAGCCTAGTCCTTGCCACCTTGATTGACAAGGCTGGTGAGGAACTTTATCAGGATTTTAGGTCGCAGTACCAGCTGAACTTTGCTCATTGCCTTCAAGGGGAAATCACTCCATCAGAAGTTATGCTTCTTATTCGTGGACTTGGACCAGGAACTAGGTTTGCTGCCAAGATGCAGGGTGGAGAGCAGTACCAGGAATGGAATTTGATTGCCTATCAGATGGCAAACATTCTGGATGCTATCAACAACAACACTTACGTTCTGACTGCGGCTAACTCTAAGAGAAAGCCAAAGGCACCTAAGCCATCGTATCGTCCAGCAAAGGCCAAGGTAAAGCAGAACGCTTTCAGAACTCAACTTGAATTGGCCAAGCAACGAAAGGCTAGGGGAGGTTAACCCATGGCAAAGGGTCCAGGAGGCTTCTCTGTAGGCCGTGTATCTATCCAGGTAGTCCCGGATACTTCTAATTTCCGCAAGGAACTACAGGCTAAGCTTAAGAAGGAAATCAAGGGACTCAAGGTAGAAATCCCTGTCAACGTCAACGCGAAGAAGGCTGTGACTCAGCTCAGGGTTCTTGACCGTGCTGTAAAGCGTCTGAATGGTCGAGAAATCAATATTGGGGCTAAGGTAAATCAGAAGGGCGATCTGGATAGTCTGTCTAAGAGTCTATCCAAGGTAGGCAATGCTGCTTCTGATGCATCTAGTGGCTTCAGTAGTTTTGGGCGCACAGGCCTTATCGTTGTGGGTGTAGTACTCCTCCTGGCTCCTGCTCTTGCTTTGATTGCCACTCTATTGGCTGGTCTTCCATCTCTGTTGTTTGCGTTTGGTGGAGCAGCTCTAGCAGTCGGTCTTGGTATTGAAGGAATCAAGAAGGCGGCTAAGGGATTTTCCCCTACTATCGATAGGTTGAAGGCTAGCCTATCAAAGACTTTTGCAGATCAGCTTACTAAGCCCTTCATCGAGCTGAACAAGCTTGCTCCTGTACTTGATAAGGGCCTTAATGCTATTGCTATCTCACTGAGTGGCATTGTCAAGGACTTCATCAAGTTTGCTACATCAGCTCAGGGTATGGCTCAGATCAATGAAATACTTCAGAACACTGCTAAGTTCTTCAATCAGCTTCGCCCTGCCATTGACAATGGTCTGAGGTCATTGTTCCTCCTTGCTTCAGAGGCATCACAGGAGTTTGGTGGTCTGGCAGCCACTATGAACAGGTTCTCAGCAAGCTTCCTGGACATGGTCAAGCGGGTCAGCGGTGACGGAACTCTAGGGTCAGCCCTACGTAACCTGAACCTTGTCCTGGACAGCCTCCTAGAATCTTTTGTCAGGTTCTTTGAGGTTGGCCTAGAAGCAATGACGGTACTGGGTGGTCCTATCACCATCCTGTTTACCGGATTCACTGATGCTATCGTAGCACTGATGCCTGTTCTGAATGCTATCTCCAAGCTGGTGTTCGAAGTATTTGGTGAGGCGTTCAAGCAGCTAGCTCCTGTGGTTGAGGCTATCACTCCTGCTCTAGAAACCCTAGGCAAGCTTCTCAGTACTGTCCTAGTAGGTGCTCTAAGGGTCGTAGGACCTCTTCTGACTCGGGTTGCTGAGATCATGAATCAGGTATTCATCAAGGCCTTTGCTGCGATTACTCCTATCATTGATCCTCTGCTTGCCTTCCTGGGTGAACTAGGCGTTATCCTGGCTGAAACACTGCTTCAGGCCTTCATCCTTCTCACTCCATTCCTGAATCAGTTCTTCAGGTTTGTTTCTGATGTGCTGATTGCAATCACTCCACTAATGCCTGCTCTCCTTGAGCTGGCTACGGTAGTGTTGAAGTCACTGCTAGATGTGTTCAGGGAAATCAGTCCGGAGTTGTCTCAGCTTACTCAGACTGCCCTGCCAGCACTTCTACAGATCGTCAAGGATCTAACCCCTGTACTTATCGAGATCATTGATATCCTTGTTTTGATTCTGCCACCTTTGATTGACTTTGCTAGCACTATTCTGGATGTGGCTATCCCAGCACTTCAGAGTATCTGGCAGACGGTTCGAGAAGTGTGGCCATCAATCAAGCAGATCATTGATGGTGCGATGACCTTTATCCAGGGTTTGATTAATGTCGTAATGGGTACCATCACCGGTGACGTTGATCGGGCCTGGCAGGGTATCAACCAGATTTTTGAGGGTGCTTGGACTGCCATTAAGGGTGCCGTCAAGGCAGGCATCATTGCAGTTCTTGATCTAATCATCGCCTTCCCAGCACGTGTTGTCAATGCGCTTATCGGACTGCCTCAGCAGTTCTTTGAGTCTGGTCGTGCAATGATGCGTGGGCTTGCTGATGGTATCAAGAACATGGCTCAGACTGTCATCAACTCAGCTCTGAGTGTGGTAAACCAGGTTCGTGACCTTCTCCCGTTCTCTCCTGCGAAGACTGGACCTTTCTCTGGTCAGGGCTACACGCTTTATTCTGGTATGGCCTTGATGGAAGACTGGGCTAAGGGTATTGAACAGGGCACTCCTGCTGCTGTAAAGGCGATGGAGGAAGCTGCGTCTATGGCGCAGGCTGGTCTTGATATCCAGGCAGCCGTCGCTGCTGAAGGATTTGGCGGAATTGGGTTGCAGGTGGCCAGGGCCATCGAAGGTATGGAAATCAAGGCAGATGGTACACAGATTGCTCGTGTAGTTAACAAGACCAACAACATGAATGCTAGGAGGTAACCATGGCAGGCGAATGGTATTTGGGTCCTGCCGGGGACCTTCGTGCACTAGAATGTCCTGAACGAGATGTAAATGTTTCTGACGTGCGTTATGGTGGCGTCCATCAGGGTCTTTCAGGGGCTCGTACGGTGGACGTCACTGGCGTCAAGATGCAGATTGATATGACCCTTCCTTACCTGGAAGAAGATGATTATCTGTGGCTTGAAGCTATGCATGTAAGGCACATCCCAGGCCCAGTATATCTGATCAACCCACTCAAGAAGAACCTTCTCAGCAAGGAAGCTTCTATGAGTAACACGTCATACTTTGCGGGTCCTGGTGTGTATTCTCCTACTGCTGGGTACACCCATAACTGGGAATGGGAAGACTCCTACCCCTCAGGAGTACCGGGTGTGCGATCAGTAAAGCGTACTGGTCTTCCTGGGACATCAGTGACCTACAATATTGATGACGTCAAGCGCGTGCCTGTCACAGTCGGAACTACCTACGATTTCTCGGCTTACATGAAGGCTGATTCGGCTAAGACCGTAACGTTTGGTATTGGGTGGTTCGACAAGGATGCAGGGTTCCTGTCTATCACTTCGTCAGCCAAGTCTGTAACTACCTCATGGACTAGGTTTGATGTGTCAGGAACGGCTCCTGCGTCTGCGGCGTTGGCATTGCCTTTCTGGATCTCAACCACCAACGTATCTTTTACTTCTACTGCTCTTCAGTTCGAAGTAGGATCTTCACCTACAACTTGGCAATTGGGTGGAGGATCTATGCTGGTCTTTATTGATCAGATGCCAACCACTTCCCCTAGGTTTCCTCTAAGGAATTGCTCATTGACACTACTAGAAGCTTAAGGACTAATACATGCAGACTCACGGCGGGGCAGATGCTGAGGTAGCAGTTACCTCACCTGAGCGCAAGTTTCACCATAGGTTTCTGGTTGACTGGAACCGTAATGGGCTATACACCCATGCACTTTCGGACATGTCCAAGTATGTAGAATCAGCTCGCACCGACAGGTCCTTGAGTGGTAGTGCCCCTCAGAGCCTGACTCTTGTAGAGGGAGCCGCAGCTGCTGAATTGGTTGTGTCTATCGGTGGTCAGTATTCAACTGATTATTCCATCGCAGATATCTTCAGCCCATATCAGGTTAACTCTCCCTTTTGGGGAATGGATCTTATCGGTGTGGAATGCACCTTTGAGATTGGCTTGGAGACTGCGACCTCTATTGTATGGTATCCACAGTTTGTGGGTAACATCCGCACCATCTCACCAGACCGAGGCGACTTCAACGTAGAGATTCGTGCGCTTGACCGAGTTGAACTACTAAGGCGACCTGTCAAGTTTCCTAAGTGGGCTATGTTCCAATACCAGGCGGAAACTGAGAACTCTGTGGTCTCACAGCTATGTGATTCCCAGTGGGTTATCGACCACTGCCTGCGTAAGTCGAACATCTCTCCCACTCCTTCACGTCCTATGACTCCAGAAGAGCGTGGACTTCCTGACAATGACCCAACCAGGTGTCAGGTTTGGGTGACTGGAACTGGGTCTTATCTGCCTACCCATGGGTTCCTGGACAACTGGCAGACGCAGAAGTTCCCCAACGATGATGCTGACTTTGAGATGTATACCCCCTACGGGGCTCAGCACCCAGACAACCCTGATGCTGACAAGTTCCCTCTTGCACTCTCGGGTGTCCAGGACGGATATGGCAATCAGGTAATCTACTGGTCTGAGGACCGTGAGAAGATTAATCCAGGTGCACTACAGATTCTAGGATTCACACTAGTCACTCAGGATGATGCTACCGGAACCGACTACTACCTCACCGCACCTGACCAGATGGTGATGTCCGTAGAGTTTGGTGACAATTACTTTGGTGAGATCTGGATTGGGGCTGGACAGACTTGGGGTAGGTGGGCTAACCGCATCACTCTAGAATCATTCACTACCTCAAGGGTGAACATCCCTTCCGGTCAGAATTATGTCAAGATTGACTTTGTGGTTGATGCATTCCATGCTTCAGGTCTACGTGCTTTCCTTAGCGCAGGCTCCAACTCTACGGGTGCTTCGTGGTCGATCCTGACCACCCCAAGGTCTTTCTCAGGCAGCAACTGGGATTACAAGGGATACTGTACTGTCATTCATCGTGTTCCTTTGAACGATGCATACTACACTGGAACCAACTTTGGCTCTGGCGGAATCACTCCACAGGATTGGATCAGCTCTTTCGGCTCGGTGTCTGCTGAGTATTGTGCGGTTCTTGACTCAGGAGCAAACCGATTCTCGTACATGCCAGTAGTGGATGTAGATGATGCATGGGAGCTAATGAGGGAAGTCGCATCTGCTGAGTTTGGGTCTATCTTCTGGGATGAATCTGGCATCTTCAGGTTCTGGAACTATGAAACCATCCAGATGATGCAGAACAATCCGGTAAGGTCTATCAACCTAGACCAGCTGACCGGGTTGAGGTTTACCAACTGGTCTGACTCTATTCGAAACATCATTACTGTAGAGGCTACTGACCGTAGGTCTCTAGGTACCATGATCTTTGAGAGTCAGAGTGAGTGGGACTTCTACATCCCTGGTGGAACCCGTCGTGAGTGGCGATTTAGTGTCCCTGACATGCAGACTCATTCCCCTGAGAGTCCTCCTAGGTACGAGACCATCACGGGTAGCTTCCCTACTCTGACCGACGCAATCATTCATTCGTATGTTCCTCAGTGGTTGCACAACAACGGATCATTCTTTGAGGATGACTCGTTTGTGAGTGGCCTTGACATTGACCAGTGGATTGATTTCGAGGGAAACCTTGTGTTGTCGATCTACAATGGGTACAAGGAACCAGCTCGTCTGTGGTCTGATGCGGGTGACCCAGGACTGAGGATTTCAGGAACCAAGCTGCTGCCTATCACTGCGAAGACCTACACCTATAAGGATGTAGCTTCCGCCAACAAGTATGGTGGTCGTAACCTTCAGTTGTCAGGGCCCTGGTATCAGGAATACCACAACCAGCAGGGCGGTATCAGTCGTCTTCTGAACGTAACCAAGGACCCAGTCCCTGACACTGAGAACATCACGCTTGCGGGAGACCCTCGCATTCAGCTAGGTGATACTTATCGTGTGTCTGACGAGGCTGGATTTGGTAAGCGGTTTGATATGCAGGTATTTGGTATCACTCGTATGTATGAAGTCAACTCAGGTCTGACTGACACCTATGCAGTCAAGCTAATCAAGACCCCTGGTGGTATCTGGGATGATGCTCAGTATGGCATCTGGGGATCTACTTTCATCTGGGGCAATTAGGACCCCTTAACCACTAAGGAGTTTCTATGCCTTTTGTTCCTATGGCTTATGCGGTTGCTGGACAGATCGCTTCGTCTACCGAGTACAATAAGGTTGTTGACAACGTCAATGACTTGGATGCTCGTGTGACTGGTCTGTCCATGACTAGGCCTTACGTTCATGTATACCAGTCTAGTACCGGTACCCAAAGCATTGCTAACACCACTGCTACTGCTATCAACTTCAATGCTGAGGTTATTGACAATCCTTCAGGTACAGGATTTCACTCTACTGTATCTAATATCTCTAGGATTGTCCCTACGGTAGCAGGTAGGTATTTTGTGTGGGGTAGCGTGTGCTTCCCTGCGTCGGGTACTGGTTCGTTCCTGGCTCAGATCAGGAAGAATGGTGCAGTACTTCTGGGTGCAGCCCCATATCAGGACAAGCAGCTCTATACCTCAGGGTTTGTAGCGTTGTCTGCGCAGTGTCATGCGACTGTGTTCTGTAACGGAACCACCGATTACTTTGAACTGTGGACCAACCAGAACTCAGGTGGGTCTCTTACAACCTTTAGTAATGCTACTGATCAGCATTCAGCACTAATCGCCTTTTATCTAGGCGCATCATAAAGACCGGGAGATAAGGGTGAGTGAACCAGTGCACCAGATTGGTATTACCGAGTTGTACAACGAGATTAGAGCATTGAGCGAGAGATTCACCGAATACATGTCTAGACATAGTGTTGAGTCTACCTCAATGAATCACAAGGTTAGTGAGCTAGAAAAGGATTTGGCCGAAGTCAAGGCTGACCTCAAGGCGGAGCATGTCAGGCGTAGCAATACTGCTTGGCAGATGAAGCTTGCCGTTGCCTCATCACTGATCTTTCCTATCATCGTTGGTGTTGTTGTAGCCCTCATTGTATCGAAGGGATAAGATATTCATGCTAACCAAGGCATACTGGACTAGACTAGCCGAAGACCTATGGACTGGTTTCATTACTGGTGTCGGTACCATCGTTCTTCTGGCTGGGTTTGATGTCTTCACCGCAGACTGGAAGGCTGTTCTAGGAGCTGGTCTGACTGGTGCTGTAGTTGCGGCTGTCAAGGCGGCTGTTGCTACGCCACTAGGCGCGGTAGATTCACCTCGTGTGAAGTAAAGAAGAACCGAGTTGTACAAGAAGAGGCGCAAGAAGAAGCGTCCAAAGAAGTAACCTTAGTGCCCCCTCCGAAAGGAGGGGGTCTTTTTCTATGCTTTCATGAATCTCCACAGAATGACAAACAACCAGAGACCACCAGTAAGGATTATCATCATGAGGTGATACCAGAACCCACCCTTGATCCTCCTGTGGTATCTCCTCACAACAGAATCTCTGCTTCATAGACAACGCGGTTCAGGCTGTCCGGCGTAACCACCCTGCTGATTCCCACTGCCTGAATGGCCTTGAGACAGCCGTAGCAGGCCTCTCGGGTGATGTAGAGGGTAGAGTCAGGGAGGTCACTTCTGTCACAGTACAAAAGTGCGTTCAGCTCTGCGTGGATGGCAACACAGTTGGAGTAGCAGGAACCAGGAGCCACATCTGAAGTTCTCCTAGGGCATGAGCTACATCCCTCCATACCTGCTGGGCTTCCGTTGTATCCTGTGGATCTGATTCTACGGTCGCTGCCAACGACAACTGCACCGACTTTGTCACGTTCGCAGTCACTTCGTAATGAAACTGCTTCTGCAATCCCGAGGAAGTACTCCTCCCAAGATGGTCGCTCATTCAATTATCTCCTCCTACCTGCAATCTGGGCAGACACTTACTCCACCAATGATACAATCACTACGACTGCACCTCTTACAGTCTACACAATTCACAACTCCCCCAGATCAATCTTCATGAACTCATAGGGATCAATATGAACCAGGGAATCTGCCCTACCATCCCGAGAACGAGTCACCTCAAACTCAGACAGAGACACTCCTTCAGCCAGCTGCTTTTCCAGAAACTTGGTTGCTTGATATTTCCTGGTAGTCTGGATTCTGGTCTGCTCTTCCTGCCCTAGTTGCACATCACCCTGTTTAACCTGGTAGATATACCCTGACATTATTCGTCATGCTCCACATCTTCTCGGATCAGCCTCATGTGTTCAATAGCAGGATCGTCGATGTCTTCTTCCCACCTTTTTCCTGCTATGCTCAGATTGCGATCATCTCGCCTGATGGCTTCAATATCATCGTCTTCGTCGTCCTTCTTCTTACCCATCATTTTCCTCCATAGCCTTACGAAGCTTCTCAGCTTCCTCCTGCTGCTTAGCTTTTTCAATGGCTTCCTGCATGAGCTGAAGGTTCAGATCATCCATGTCACTCACCAGTCAACACCTCCACGAGCAAAATTCATGATGGAATCATAAGCCTTCTTGGTCCACCTTGCATCTTCAAGTGCATGATGCTCAGTGCTGTCCTGTTTAGGGAATTCATAATATCCCCAACCTTCGTTATGAAGCATAGCCTTCAACTGTCGGATATCCTGAGTAAACCAAGGAACACCATCAGGCATGTCTACCATTCGGCCAAACAGCTGGGCCAGAACAACATGGTCGTAGGCTGAGTAGTATCCCCACAACTCGTTGTTGAACTCAGAACCATCCTTGGTGATAAACTTCCTGACCATGTCAGCAATCTTCTTGGGGTGCTTGAGCGTGTCTCCGCCGACAAGATGAGGCTTAACATTCTCCCAAAGCCAGTGGTTGTTCGGGACGAAGTTTTCCCAGACAAATGTGCTGCTCTCCAAGTACAGCTCACGTCCATCTTCGGCCACAATGCCGATAGAAATCAAATGGATACGTTCGCCATCCTCGTAAAACTCAGTGTCATACCAGTACTTCATTTAGCGCCTCTTTCCTGGATAGTTGTCCCCGTCTACACCAGCAATGTTGTTGTCAACCCAGCTTGTAATGAACTGGTTGGACTGGACTGCTCCGCATATACTACAGGACCAGTACCTTCGAATCTTGTGGTGGTCTCCGCTCCCCTCATCTCGATCATCAACATCTTTACTGTTGCAGGTATGGTCACTCATACAACCTCCACTGCGCCATAAGGACGCTTTACAATACGAAATTCCCGGTCGTGACTGCGGTTGTATCCGTACCTAGTGGCCTTCATCTGCGCAAGTGCGTTGTTTACGCTCTTCAATGCAGGATACCATGCATCCTCAGAGAATCGGTTGGTGTAGATGTAGTGCCACGAAGTGGTGTCCTTATTCCACTCCGTCTCATTACGCCACCTATACTGAATGTTATATTCGTAGCCTTCAATTTCCATCAGTCACATCCTCAAAGTCGATGATAATCTCTTCATCCCATTCGGGGTATTCCAGGTTCATAAAAGCAGCAGGGTCCTGAAGGAAATTATTGGCCATACCATCTACGTCCCTGCCCGTCAGTTCTTCACTTGCCCAACTGAATTCGTAGACCACAGTCATCCTGATTCTTTTCATGCATCCCTCACTCCTCTACAAGTCCTTGAGATAACTTGCTGGCAAGCTTACCGCAGATATCACAGGTCTTTGTCTGCCAGACTTGGTAGGTCTTCTTACCTCCAGGCTCAACCCGGATCAGATCCCTTGTATCTGAGGCCATGTCCGCGTTACACACGTGATCTGCCACTAGATATCCTCCTCAGAGTCCCACCAAAATACTCCAAGGGTAGAGCCCTTGAAAGCCATGCACTTACCCATTACCTCATGCATCTCATCGAACGTCCAGTGCTTGAGATGAGTCTCATAGGGGTTACCGTTGACCTCACCTTGTGGTGCATGAACGATGGGAATACTCACAAGAACCCACCTGAAGTGCTGCTTCGCCCGTAGGATGATTTGTCTAGCATCGTCCTCAGGCATGTGCTCAAGGACATCACCAAAGATAATCAGCCTGTTCTTATTGTCTGCCATGGATACGGTATAGGGAACAAAGGTAATGTTTCGAACATCCTTGTTGACAATCAGATCGTACTTACTGGTCAAGTCGTATTCAGCGATATAAGGCGCCCACACTTCGATGCCAACCCAGTAATGCATGTTTCCGTTAGGCCACACGTACGTCTCACCCTCAACTAGATCCCAGTAGGTGCCCTCTCCAGGACCGATGTCAACAATCTCTGCTGGATTGTGATGCTGAATAAGCAGCTTGGAGATTAGTTTACCTTGCTTATCGCTTGTTGGCACTACTCACCTCGCTACTTGTTGTTGATGCACTCGGGGTCACTGCATCGCATAACTGTTTGGATGGTGGTTTCGTTGCCATCCTTGTCGGTAATCGTGGTATCAATCCACTGACACATTTAGTTAACCTCCCACTTGTGGAACGCGTCATCCTTCAGCAGCATCTTGGTACGAGTCTTAGTCTCGTTGTTCCAGATGATGATCCCCTCAGCGTCTGCTGCCCTGTCGAACTGGAACATCGTGCCATCAAACCCAGGAATCTCAGACTTGACCGTCGTGGTCTTAGCTCCCTTGACCTTAGACCCGTAGGTGTCAAGATCCTGCATAAGGTTGGGAATAGTCCAGACATCACACTGACCATGGTGAAGCAGAGGAACAGTCTCCAGGCCGTCTACACGCTCAAGGTCAAAGCCATTGGCCTCGGTGTACTTGGTTGCGTGGAACAGAGCAAACCGCTTGCCCTCAATCCCAAGCGGATTCTTCTGGATACCCTCACCATACCACTCACCGTAGTGATATCCGTACCCAAGGGTGTCCAGCAAAGCACCTGCGTTCTCGTAGACCCACCGAGCAAAGCCATAGTTGTCATCGTCCGGCGTGATCATATGCTTACGAGACTGTGCCTGAACCTTGCCATCCTGTGCAACAATACATGCGTTGGTGCCATCAATCTTCTCGGTGATAGTCTTGTTCTTATTCTCCCGAGTAGTAGAACCCCAGGACTTGAACTCACCAAAGGTGTCTTCCTTAATCAGTTCCATCGGATCAAGCAGTTGAGTCATTTATCTCTCCTTAAAGTGCGTAGTCTTCATGATAGAAGCACCTGACCTTGATGCGAGCCTTCACAGCCTTCTCAAGAGTAGTCATAGTGCCATTAGACATGTCCCTGATGAAGAACAGAGCAACATCAGGTCGTTGATTCACCATCTCTAGGTTACGAATATGGGTTGCAGCCTTACCGTAGTCTGTGTAGTTGGGGTGATAATCAACAACCTCCCACCCCCAATTGACTGCCATTGACCTTGCCATCAGATCGGCCCCTCTGGCTGCGCCTTGAATAAGGCGGGTGCGATGCACTTCTTCGTCCCTAAGGGCCTTCCTGATGACAGAGTCCCAGATCCAAGTCCGAGACCCCGCCACCATTACCGTCTTCACTGCCGTCCGGCCAACTTCTGCATAGCATCGGCAACCTGCTGAGTCGCATAGTCGTTCTCATTCCAGAATCGATCCTTCAGCTGAGAAGTCAAGTAGTTAATTGCTTCCCACTTGGTTCCGCTGTTCGCATCCTCAAGACGGTTGTAGTCCTCGAACGGTGACGGACACGAACACCCACTGTCGCTAGCCCAGTAGTAAGTTCCGTCCTTGTCGATCCACACAACGGTCAGGTCAAAGTCATAGCACGGCTCAGACCACTCAACCTCTACCACGACTTCAAGCCCAAACTTGTCCGGGTTGTAATACAGATCAGGCGTCATAAATCCCATCTAAATCTCCTCCCAGAGCAACGGCAAAGCCGTGCTCCTAGTGTCAAGCTTCCGCTTGACTCGTATGTTTGATGTGTATTGCTACAGTGGTGCACACTCCATCACACACCCAGACTGAGAACACATACTTGTCATCCTCAATCGGCAGACCACATTTAGGGCATGTGATGAAGTGTGCAGACAATCTCGGTAGATCATCCATTGTTAGTCCTCGGTAAAGAAGTTCTCGATCTTGCCCTTGTAGATGTCGTTCACCTGGAATCCTTGAGGGAGTACAAGCTTTCCCTCAATCTTGTGGTGCTGATTCATGTACCCATTACCAAAGTTTCCGTGAGAAAGAATAACCTGAAGTTCCCATTCATAGACAGTGTCGTCGGTAAACTCGTAGGTGTATTCCTCTCCTTCACTCTCGATCAAATCCCAGAGTTCATTCAAGGCATCTTGGTTACCATCAACCTGAAGCCAAAAACTCCAGGACTCACCTTCATGCTCGTTGTGCTCAACCATCTGAGTAAACGTTTTACTAGGTTTCACGTTTGTCTTCCTCCCTTGGCACCCAGCACCCACAATTAGGAAACTCTGGGTGCCATTCACACTTAGGCTGCTGCTCCATATCCATGCCCCCAGGACATTCCGTAGACATCTGCATCCGTATCGATAAACACCTCACCCATCTGTTCTGACATCAACTTGGCCATGCGCTTAGCTCCCAAGTCAGCCACACCTTCAGGCAAAGACCCAACAATCTCATCGTGAATAGGCAGCCTCATGTATGGAGTAAACCCAGCCTTGTGCAGCTTGATAAGACCCCTACAAGTAACATCACGAGAAGAAGACTGGATCATATAGTTCAAAGCAGAATAACCACGACCCTCATCAACCGGAAGAACTCGGCCAGTCGGAGTGACAACATATCCCTGTGAATCTGCGAGGTGCATCAACACATCAGAATAAGCCTTTACTCCAGGGTACCTAGCATCGAATGCTTCAACCACACGCTTCGCCTGCATAAAGGTCAGACCAGTCTGTTCAGACACAGTCTTTGCTCCGCCACCATAGACCCTGCCGAAGTTCACTACCTTGGCGTATTTACGTTCAACAGATTCCTTGGTGATCTGATTGCCCCATGCTGCTTGAGCAGTCAGGAGGTGAAGGTCAAGGCCTTCCTTGAACGCACGGATCATAGTGATGTCACCGCTCAGTGCTGCCAATACCCTGAGTTCCTGTGCCTGGTAGTCAACCGAAACAATAGATTCTCCAGGGTCAGCAATAAAGCACCTACGGATAGTCCAGTCACCAGAAGGTAGTGTCTGGGCAGGAATGCCTGTGATTGACATACGTCCTGTACGAGCCTGAAGAGTGTTGATAGATGCGTGGCACCTACCATTCTCGTCCATGTTGTTCAGGAAGCCTTCAACCCAGGTGGTCCTCCACTTACGAGCCTTCTTTGCATCCGAGACAGCCTGAATGAAAGCCTTCTGCTTGTTGTTGCCAGTCATCAGGATCTTCTCAATTACCTTCTTGTCCACCTTGAGTTTGCCAGTGGGAGTCCGGTCCTTGAGTTTAACTCCCAGGTTGAGTAGAACTTCTGCAACCTGTTCGGTAGATCCAACATTCTCACAACCAAATGTGAGTGCTAGTTCTCGATTCTGTTCTTCGGTTTCTAGTAGTCTCTCGGCTAGCTCAAGACTGTAATCTTCATCGAGTAGGAATCCAGTCCGCTCGTAGTAAGAACAAATCTCGGCGACTTCGTGTTCAAATGCGATAAGAGGTCGCGCTGACTGTGGCACCAAAGAAGGTAGTTTTGACGCCAACCGGGCTGCAAGGATACCGTCCATTCCCGCATAAAGGTTGTACCATGGGTCATTGATATCCACCTTTTCCCAGATTTTGGTCTTGGTTGTCTTATACTTCTTTGCCAAGACAGACATCGAGCCCTTAACCGTGTCGGCTACTTCAGCATCAATGTAGAACCTTGTGAGGTCTTCGAGTGAAGTACCAACGCCACCCTTTTCAGGAGCCCTTGGGTCAATCAGCATTGCATACAACTTGGTGTCCATGACCTTAGGCCACAACTCTTCGAGGGTTACTCCAAGACACTTGTTGAATACCTGAAGGTCATACATGCCGTTCTGAAAGATGAGTTTATCTACAGCCCTGAGGGTCTGAATCACTACTTGAACAAACATGCCACCATACTCAACAGGGATAACCCATGCTTCATATGGAGTACCAAACTGCACTAGTCGTAGCCTGAAGCCCTTGGCATAGATGTTCAGGCCTGTTGCTTCTGAGTCACAAGCAAGAACCTTAAGGTTCCTCCGAACGAAATCACGAAAAGGTTCGAGGTCTTCTTCGGTTTCGACTCGGTAAATCTTTACATTCTCACCAGCTACTCTGTAGTTGGCGATCCTCAACTAGACGTCTCCGTTCTCCCCACCAGTCTTCTCGTTGTCCTTCTCAGTTCCCATACTTCTCTCCAATGTCCTGTACTTAGCCAAATACTCCACTGCTGAAAGCAGTACTTGGATGCTGTCTCCCGCCTTTCCCAGTAGATGATTACATGACATGCACAAGATCCCACGGATGCACTTACCGCAGGACTTGTATCCAGGACAACACCCATGATCGTGGTCTACGTGTGCATGCTTTCCCGGCAAGATATCTTTGGAGCAGATGGCACATCGATAACCCTGTTGCAGGAACAGGCCCAAATAGGCCTGTTGTGTTAGGTTGTATTTGTGCCTGAAATAAATTTCCCTGCTCTGCTCCAGGGTCCTTGATCCTCGTTGATTCTTTGCGTATTGTCTGAACTTATCTGAGTTCAAGTGATAGTATTTCGACTTACAGTCCCTACATTGCGAGTCTTTCCCATCTTTAGCCCTGGAGTTTTTGTTGAACTCACACAAGCCCTTCAGTTCTTTACACTTAGAGCAAGACTTAGCTTCCATACATTTCCGATGGGATATCTTGGACGCTGTTTGGGCACAGTACGCAAAGATGTTTTAGGATTTCTTTGGAGAAATTCTGGATCTCCTTATCGGCTGCGAGGTGGTACCTCTTGAACAACACATCCCTCCATGCCCTGATGTTTCCAGTGACAACCAATGGAGTGTCCGTCATGTTGGGAAGTACAGCCCTTGCTGCTTCTCGTGCCTCCTTGCGTTTATAGCCATGCTCAACAAACAACTCAACTAGATTATTGTACAACTCTAGTCCAGCATTCCAGTGTTGCTTCAAGTCTGCTTCGGTCCAAGCTTGGTCGCTAGGAGGTAGAAGTCCTACAATTGGAGGAATGACAGGCATCAAGTCATTCGCATCGACATACCTTTGAGATACAACGGACAAGCTCAAATGACGGTGACGAGATAGTTCCGCCAGAAGACTCCTGGAGACACCTTCCACATAGAAAGTGACACTTCCATGTTCCATCACTGAGAAGTGCTGCTGTGAAATGATATTGTGCAAGTATCCATGGTTGGTCGCTGTCTTGGGTGATGGTCGGTGCCATGACTGATAACAGTTCCTTCCTGCCAACTCGGCTAGCTCATCAATATCTGCTGGCACACTTTCTACCTCGAACATCTGATGTTGTTTGTAGGGAGTCTCAGTATTGATGGCATGATCAAACAACTTGGTTGCTGCGATAGGAATTACCTTCATTTATCTCCTTACAGAGGGGGAGGCCCCGAAGGGCCTCCCAGCATCAATTACTTACCGAAGTCGTTATCCCACACACGACCACCACGGCAGTTCTTGGGATCAACCTTGCAGTCAAAGCCACCCCACATCTTGCCATTCTTACCAAGGCCCGTCTTGAACTCCATCTCACCATGCTCACAGAATTCCTTACGACCCTTCGGGTGCTCGCTAGCCTGCGAAGGACGGCCCTGAGAGCGATTCTGAGAGCCTGAACTACCCTGGCTGGTGTTACCACCCCCGGAAGAGGGGTTTGAGCCTTCCTGGAACGTCTCAGAGGCCCTCTTGGTCCAGTCCATGAGAGTCTTGAAGTCAGGGTCCTGCATGGTACGCAGAACATCTGCCGGAGTGTCACCCTTCAAGACAATCCAACCAGCTTCGTAACCCTTGTGCTGCTTGATGGTCACCGAAAGCCGGTCACCCGTGTACTCATCCACCTTCTTAGCCTCCGTCTTAGTTTCAGTAACAGTATTCTTCACTTCAGTTTCGGTGTCTTCGACTTCCCACGGAGGAGTATCCGTGTCTGCCGCATCTCCACCAGGCTCGGTATCCTGGTCCGGCGCAAACGGATCAATCTCTGGTTCTACAATCTTCTTTGCACGAGGTGGCACTTGGTTTTCCTCCTGATATATTTTGATCAATGATTCTCTGCTGAACCTACCTAAAGGTTCAGCCTCTTGTAAATCTCTTAGGCCATCAACTGAAGCACAGTCATACCACTTACCATCCTTCAGTATGAACCTATCGAACTGGACACGCGCCGGTTGCGCACTCATCATCAACCGATGCATCAACAGACTTGGCTGCCGACAATTCGTAATCCATCTTGGTGATTCGAGTGTATGGGCTCTGCGGGATAGACTTCTCAGGGAACACGGTCATACCCTTTAGTTTCGGTCCGAACTCCAAGATATGATTCATGATGTCGTCAACGGTGTACAGACTAGGGTCGATATTGGCTGTGAAACTCACGGCGTTATCTGCCCAGCACCTCTGATACATCTCCTGGAATGTCAGCATCTCATCCAAGGTCAGCTCCGCCGCAGACTCTACAACCTTTTCTGGGTCAAATCCGTTATCCAATACCTGGTCCATGAGGATATCCTTGGTTGGGATAGTCACAATCATGGTGTTTTCTTCCACCAAAGAAGGTTCTACATGGTAGCCCCGGTTTACATAATCCATGCAAGTTTCCCACTGATCAGGATCAAGAGTAGAGAACCTGATTCGCCTGTCAAAATACTTGGCAAAGATTGGATGAATTCCCTCACTTACTCCAGGCATCTTGGCAATAGAACCAGTAGGTGCAACGGTCCTAGTCTTGACGGGTACTGGAATCCTCAGCTGATGAGCATACTGAATAGCTGCTTCCTCAACTTGTTCTGCCCACTCCCAGAGCCAGTGTTCAAGAATCTCTGGGGAACTATACTTGATCCCTCGCATAGCCAAAGCAGACGCAACACCAAGGTGACCAACACCAATACGGCGATTCCTAAGCAACACCTCAGACTGTTTCTGATCATTGACGTCTCCAAAGGTGGCTCGGATAAGGAACCTAGTCATATACATGTGGGCTTCATGAATCTCCCCACGGTACCACGGAGTATCAAACGCGGCTAGATTTACATGTCCTAGGTTGCAGTTCTCCCAGGCTTCCAACGTGATCTCACCGCATGGATTGGTGCAGATAACTTCGTTGGGTTCGTTTGCCTGTGACAGCGAGTAGTTCCAGAATCCAGGTTCGCCATTGTGCAACATTCCCTCAGCGATGGCCCTAAGAACAAACCAGGCTGACATGTCTACAGCATGCCCCTTGATTACCGACTCTTCAATCTTTTTCATCTGATCAAAGAATTCGTCATCAATGACTACTGAAATGTTGGTAGTCCAGTGGTCACCATTAGTCTTGCACTTGATGAATTCCAGACTCTGCGGGTCACTCCAATGCATCATAGACATGCGGGCTGAACGCCTAACCCCACCCGATACCACACAGTTAGCAATAGCATGGTCAATCTTCATTGCATCAATGCCTGTGACTAGACCTCGATTATCTGTAGGACTCCTGCCTACGGATGCAGTGTTTAGAATCTCTGCTACTTCAATCAGCATTTTGGCTAGCGGGAGAGGACCAGAAGCCCTACCCCCAAAGGTTTTTAGCCTTGCACCTTCTTCACGAACCCTCGACACGTCATAGACACGGTTTTGGTTCGCAGCCTTACGTCCGTAAGTATCCACCAAATCAACCAGAGCAGAAGCCCAGCCTTCCCTGGAATCTTCGATGTCAAAGGCACCCTGCCACTCGGACGTGTATTCCTTTGAGAGCACACCTGCTGCCTCCATCTTTAGATAGTCAGGATGACCAGGATCGCAAACAATGTGCACCATGTAAGGTCCTCCCGCCAAAGCAGGATACTTGTTCAAATATGAATTGGAATAGTTGGCACCAACGCCACCTCCTTCCATCAACCTCATGAAGGTGAACTCGAAGTGATCAGATAGCTTCTCTCCCCAACCTGACACATGACAGTTGAAGAGGTACTGCCTGCCCTTCACACCAGAAGCCCACAAGTGCCTGCCACCTGGGATCAGTTTGAACTCGGTAATGAGTTTAATCAAAGCCTCACGCTCACCCTTGAGGTGGTATTTCTCAGGGACCAGCGCGAGGTTTCCACTGACTACTCGTTCAACTGTCTCAGGCCAGGTCTCTTTACTCCCGTCCGGCTTGGGCCTTGAATATGTCCGTTCATAGACCACCTTACCAGTTTCGGTCAGTTCCAAGAGTTGTCCTTTCGTGCGATAGCCTGGGAGTTGGTCAATACCTTACGAGATCCAGGCCCCTCGTAGGAATACCTTGCTGCCTTGTTGACCTGATTCATCAACATCGATAGCTTGTCTACAGCCTTAGTAGTGGTGCTGGTATTGGACTCTGTACCATTAACCCATTTATCAATGACTGCCTTGAAGTATCCTGGTGCATCAGTCTTTAGCATCAGAAGGCCCTCAACTAGATCAACATGTTCAGAGATGGCTTCAATAGTCACATCAATTAGATACTCATTAAGCAGCCCCCTAACCTCTCCTGGGCTGTAGGTGTAGTTTCCAGAATAGTATTCAAGTGCAGAGTTCTGCTTATATGCTTCCTGCTTACCAATACGCTTCAGTGATTGGAACGGGTCTTCCTGCGCGCACAAGGTATCATAGTAATTGGTGTCTTCAAGGAGTCGAACCCAAATGTCCTGCTCTACATCGTCCGCTTCAATCTGGTTGATGCCACTAGACACAGACCTAGCAGCCTTCTTCACCTTCTCTCGGAAGTCATCCGTGATTGTAATCGTCATTTACTTGCTCCTAAACTCTGTGAACTTCTCGGCAGTCTTGTAGGAAAACCACCCACCACAGTCTTTGCACCAGCACTGCTGATATTTTGCAAAGGTGGTAGTGTAATACCCACGTCGCTGGAAGTTCATTGATCCACACCTTGTGCATCCTTCTACATCATCTTCAGAGAAGACATTGATATTAGGATGAACCTTAATCCAGGGTAGGATTGCGGTGTAAAGCTGCTCGGTCAGCACAACATCTTGCTTGTTGTACTCACGCATCTTAGACCACGCATCGATGTCACCATTCATGCAGTCAATCCACAATTGGAAACCAGAATGAGCAACCTTCTCGCCAATCCTTAGACTGGAGGCGACATCGTTTAGCTTGTTTGAAGGGAACTTAAACCTTCGCTTGATGATTTGGTAGAGGTCCAAGTGCTGATAAGGAGATGGAACCATACGTGTGTCCTGGAGAATCATCTCAGTTTCAAGATGAGGCACGTCAAACGTCTTACCATTGTAAGTCACCAGAATATCTGCCTGATCAAGCAGCCGGTAAGCCTGCTTGACCATCACATGATGACCATCATGGAAGTCGGAATAGTACATCACCTCGTTGCTATCCAACCACTTGGCAGAAAAACAGCAAACACTCTTCAGGTCTTTGATCTGAATCATGTTGATGTCTTGCTTCCACCTATCCCAGAAGTAACCTAGATGAGGAAAGGTTTCGATGTCTACAGTCAGGATTTTTGCGGTCATGTATCACTTCCCAACCTGAAGGATAGTCCAATCAAAGTCGTCCTTAAAGTAAGACCAGTTGAACGGATCGGATGACTTGGCCACATCAAGGCTGCCTAGCACCTTGATCCACTCCCATAGACCATCCTCACGCTTTACCGCAATGTCACGGTACTCAGAAGAGTCCTGGACCCTAGATCCAACAGGCATGTCAGGGCTCTCAGAGCCCTTGGGGATTACCTGGCCAACATACCATGTGGAAGCGGGCTCAAGTCGCCCTGCATCCTGCTTATCAACTCCAAGGAACTTGTTCAATTCATCTCGCAGATCACCAGCATTCTTCTGATCAAGGTGAATCTGTACGCCACCTGCCTCCAGGACAAACAGAACAGCTCCGTAAAACTCGTCTACCACAACAACCTCACGGTCTTCATTCACTAGCAATCTCCTCTTCGTCTGGGATAATGTCTACAGCCTTCAGTGCCTCACGAAGACGCCTGATACGAATGAACAACATGGTCAAGTAATTCGGAATGTCCCTGAGTTCCTCTTCAATGTACTCAAACAGGTCATCCAGGTCCATCACTTCAAACTTCTGATATCCACCTTCAGAATACTGCTGGTTGCCCACACCCTTGATTCGATTAGTGCAGTCAGTAATAAACTGTTGAGCATACTCAGCCAACTCTTCAGAAGAAAGACCGAATCCCTTCAGCTTGTCCATGATGTCAGACCCAGATGCCTGCTCTTGAATCTTCACATTGATGACCTGGTCCATGGTAAACATGGGTTCGATCTCATCGACGTCCTTGTAGGTGGAAAGTCCCCCTAGATCAATCTCCCACTTCTCCATCATGGCATCCCAAGTAGCAACACGGCCCACTTCACCGATGTACTTACCCGCCTTGATGACAACAGACCTACCTGGTTCTACCAGGAAAGAAAAATCACTCATGCCCAATTCCCTTCAACAAGGCACTCTTACCAAACTTGAGTACCATAGAGTTAACATCCTCGCCGTCTGGCATCTTGATAATTCGTAGCTTATCGCCCATACCATCCGACAACTTCTTGGCCAGACCTTCACCCCAGGTATCACCATCAGCAAAGATCCACACAGTCTTAAACCCCTTGAAGAGTCGGTAGTAATGATCCTTCCAGTTCTTTACACCAGGCACTGCTACCGCAGGGATGCCACAGAGATGTGCAGTAATAGCATCCAGCTCACCTTCGCAAATGGCCACATGGTTGTCACTGTTTTGGATGTCCAACGTGTTGAACAGGTGCGTGTTAGCCCCTGGGTGAGCCATGTACTTACCAATTCGAGGGTGCACCTCCTCGCAGTTATGTTTCTGGATACACCTGAACTTCATGGTTGCGATAGACCAGCCCTTCAGAGGGCCAGACTTGCTAGGACCCAACCTGAGATACGGGATGGCCAACCAGTTCTGATACATCTCATGTCCAGGCAAGGGGTTTTCAACGAATCCAATCCGGAAACGTGAAAGAGCCTCTTGGTTTTCTGGGGTTAGCAGTCCCCGACTTTCCAAATACTCTTCTGCGGGGCTTCCCGGAAGACTTTCGTGATACTCTTTCGTAGCTTTTGCCAAGAATGTCTTCAGCTCTTCGCTTTGAATCTTGAAATCCACACTCCTCCTTAATCATGATTAGCTTCAGTGCATCTCCTGTGTACTCACACACTCTACAGTTGAATGCGTCATTATCATAAGAGATAGAAGCAGAAGGACGTGACTCACCATGGAAGGGACACAGCATCTTGTTCCACTCGTTCTTGTTGTCTACCATGTCCCAACCATCGGCGAACCACTCACACAACAGCTTGTAAATCAGAGAGTCTTCGGGCGCAGTTCCCACTCGAAATCTGCCTCATTTCCGTAAACATCCCGAAGACTACACTTCAAGATGCCTACACCCTTGGAGACATAGACACTGTAGTAAGCATCGTAGTCCGTGTTGTCTGGTCCAGGCACCCCACCCAAGGGCCACTGGTGCTCAAACTCATCCTCGAACAGCTCGATCAGTTCCTCAGGATAGACTTCACGCTGCTTCATGCCAGGTACTTCCTTCCTGATACTCAGTGAGATAGACCATTCCGTTGTGCAACACTTCTTGATTGTCTCTGATGAATCCCAGGAACTTATTGCAAGGACCACACAGGATGCCTCGCACACACTTGCCACAAGAGGTCTTGCCCTTGCAACACTTGTGATCGTGATCTACCTGTCTGCCCTTGCGGTACCTACAAATCCAACAGAGGCCCTCAAATCGATTGTAAAGCCTTAAGTACCTCTCGCCGGTAAGGTTATACTGCTTGGCTACGTACGTCAGCCTACGGGTCAGTGAGAGGGCATTACGGCGATTTCTGTGACAGGTCGCGCACCTCGGACCGGGCGAACTCAGTTTTCTGGTACCACTCCCACAATCCTTGCAGCTGCTCTTCTGTGACGTATTCTGTTTTGACTTGGGGGAAGTAATTCCCGGCGTTTTCTGCTTGGACGACGAAGTTGATTCCCTGGTACTTTTTCGCGTACTTCTTGAGACCATGAGAGCATTCACTCACAGTCGTAGTAGGAGTCTCCGGGGTAGTCAAGGTAGTCGTCCTCCTCATACTCTGGGTACCACTCGTCATAATCGTAACTCACCTGACACCTCCAACGGTGTCAGTCCACTGTTCAACTTCGTTGAATAGGTTCATTGTGCATCCCTACCCTTCATCACCTGTAGCATGTCAGACACTACGTCATGCCCAACCCACAAGTGTTCTGCTGATTCAACCTCATGGAACTCGCCATACTTGGCAGCCATCTTATCGACAAATGCGAAGACGCTTTCCTTGCCGGTGAACTCAGGCACCTTGACTTCATCCAACCAAGGGAATTGACGGAGAAGTTCAGGCTCCATGATTGGACCAGCCAACAAGAGCTGGTGTGTGAATAGATCATCCTGAGTCATGTGGTTCAAGAACACGTACACCGCATCAAATCCTGACTTTGACAACAGGATGTGGGTGTACACGCTCAGCAAATCTTCGATGTGGAACGACTTAACCGCCACTTGATCTCCTTAGTCTAGAAGTTCCTCAGCAACAGTCAGTCGCCAGACACGTGCATACTTACCCGCAAAGTTCTTGAGGCCATCCCACGTATAGGACTTCTGACCTTCGGAGTTAGTGCCAGTCAAGTACCACAGACCGTTAGCCTTCACCGCGAGGTAGACATACTTCTGACCGCCCTGAGTGTAAGTCTTCTCGATCTTGAACATGCCACCATTGGCAGGTTCCTTACCCCACTTGCCATGCTCAAGCTTCTCAATGCGCTTTTCGAGCGCCTTGGCCTGGTCCTTCAGTAACTGAAGTTCTGCTACCTTGTCCACTTTCTTTTCGACCTCCCATGTAATAGGTAACGCATATGAAATGCAGATTTTTTCAAGCTTGTCTAGGTCTGTGCAGTCATCAATCATTGCGCAACAGATTGCAGTGTTGATTCCGTTAGGCCCAAACCTAGTTCGTGCGTTCTGCCTTGCTCGTTCCCTGTGATCCTCCAGGGTAGCCTTACGAGTGCGCTCCTTACGCCATTGTAAGGTCACGTTATTGCTGTCCAACATGTCAAAGGGTACTGCGTGATCTATCCAAGCACTCATGCAAACACTTCCTCTTGATACCTTCGGTCATCCTCCTGTGGTTCCCATTCAATGTTGACCTGTTGTGGCTCATGGTAGGTCACATCGATTACCTTCATGGTGTCACCCACAAACTCAAGTTCAGCAAAGGTATTGCCTGTAGGATCGGCCTTACCTCCACGATTCTTGACAGGAGACACACGCATGATCCACCTACCATCTTCCAACGGCTTCTTGTGCAGAGTCAGTACCATCTCAGGAACACGAGTGATCTGACCCTTAACGCCGTTGAGTGGGATAGGCTTGTCACCATTGTTGTACTCACCTGTCACGTGGTGAAGGCCAATGACACATGCACCCGTAACTCTAGCCATCGAGTGGAGGTAATCCATCAATGCCTCAAGACCAGAGAAAGGATCACCTGCATCCTGCGCATCGGTTACCACGTTGGTGATATTGTCTACCACAATCAATGCAGGGAATTCATTGGTCAGCTCGTAGTAGGCTGCAATGATTTCTTCCATGTCGTTGGGTGTAGGCGATGAATCGTAGTCAATGAGAAGAGGTACCCTTCTCAATTCGTCCCGTACTTCTTCTGTGATCCTATCTTCTAGAATCATCTCTGCTGCTGTCTGCACCTTCATGTCACACAATATGGCAATAGACCTAGACAGCTGAGTAAATGCATCTGAGTCTGCACTGAACATCAAGGAGGGAACCATAGCCTCAAGCACCAAGGTAAGAATCTTTGCTGACTTACCAATGCCAGGCCCCGCCGCAACCAGGATCAGCTGACCACGACGGGGAGTAATCCCTAGCTCGTCAAATGCTTTCCATGGTGTTGGAATAGGATCTCCTGCGTACCCCCTGATGCCAGACGACTGATTAAGATTCCACAATCACTCGTCCTCCTTGTCAGCAATGGCAAACAGCTCAGTAAGGATTCCACCAAGACTGTCAGAGAACCCATAGGGACCATCATAAGTCCTATACACCCTACGCTCACCAAGCCCATCAACGTAGGTGATGTTAGTCCAGATTTCAGGGCCTCCATAGCAAGAGGGGCACCCTCCCTGAGGGTCATTGTACTCGAACTCTACATCAATAATCTTAACTCCCTCACTGAAATCAGGGAGCCTGGTCTCAGCCCACTTGAAAAGAACCTTCTTGTACTCGCTCAAGTCAACTCCTTCAACTTCTTGTCAATCTGAACAATGACATCACCCAGTGCAGCTTTCACATCGTCATTAGTAAAGCATGACTGATCGATGGCCACGTAGTTACGCAAGTCCAGAAACATGTTCACAACATCTTCTTTAAGAAGTGCTCCAGTAATCATCAGAAGGTCTCCTTCAACCAGTCACCAAGTTCGCTCAACATGATGAGTCCTGCTCCTAGTGCCTCATAGGTGTAGTAGAGAGTCGAGATAATCCCAATAATCATGAAGACCATTCGAACCTTAGGGTAACTCACTAATCCTCCCGAGTATCTACGCCGAAGTATTCAATCCCTTGCACCCCACCAGAATCCCTCTCGAAGGTTCGGGCGTCCTTGTCTTCATCCAAGTTTCCTGTGAGGGTGGGAAATTCCTCATCATCACCATTGGACTTAAGTCTGTGCTTACCCATTCAGCGTCACGATTCCTTCCATGTGATACAGCCGAATGGTGTTGGTCAGCTCGTTGGTCACCCTGGAATACCCATGACGAGACAAGGCATCGAAAATGCCACTACTAACATCACGCCACGGTCCATCGCCCACAACCTTAGACCCCAGCACGGCTGCGATAAAGGAAGCCTCTGAGTCAGTCAGCTCAAGGGTAATACCATCACGCTCAGTGTAGGATTCCTGAACTGTGCGAGTCTTCTGAACCATACGTTCCTGTGCGTTTGCCATTACTTATTTTTCTCCTTCACGTAGGTGTTTGCATGTGAAAACTTCGGTACGTTCTGACCAGCAATTAGTGCAGATCCAGTGAATGAAGTCAACCGTACGACAGGTGGGACACACCGTCTTACTTGCTCGCATGTCCCACCCACATTCGGGGCACCTCATTACTTACCTTCGACACTGTCTCCATTGTCGCCCAGATGTCCAGGGAGTTCCTTGGTCGGCTTACCCTGCTCAGTACAACCCCATGAGAAGAAGGCAACGTACTCGTCATCGCCCTGCCACTTCTCAATGTAAATCAGAGTCGTGCCGTCGCAGAACCACCACAGATCCTGGGTACCCTTGACCTTGGTTGCTCCAACTTCCTTGACGTCTACTTCCTTGCCACACGCAGTAAGGCTAAGAGCCGCAATGGCCACCAGCACTGCACCAATAATACGATTCTTCACTCGTGCCACTCTCCTTCAACTCGCTTGTTCATGATGTCGGTGATGTTGTCGATGCGCTCTTCATCATTCATACGAACACGCCGACCATTCCCATCACCAACCCACTTGTCTTCCTCGGTGTCCTTGATCTTGAAGGTGTCGTCAACCTTCTCCTTCTTAAACCTTGCCATTTAGAAGTCTCCTTCTGCTACTTGCAGCGTCAGCAATCCCATTGAGCGCCACATCTCAACCACTCGGTTACGGTCATCAAGCACGTACTGAATATTGTAGTTGTCTCGGATGTACTTGTTGAAGATGTCTGCCTTCACAACCGTGTCGTCAACACGATCAATCTGACGAGTGTATAGATGTTCAATCGGAACCTTGACATTGTTGTACAACCACTCTTCAGTATCCTTGTAGCATTCAGACCCTTCTGGTGCAAGCCTTCCGGACACAAAGATAATCTTGTAGCAGTTCACATAGGCTGCTTCTTGCACCAGCTTGATGACCTGATGCTTTGGCCTGTCAAGGCGGACCCTGGAATAATCGTATGGAGACCTGATGTCCTTGCAGTCTGCCACGGTTCCATCAATGTCAACAATGATAGCCTTGGGCTTTGTCAAGTCTGGGACATAAAGTTCATACGATACAGGAGTCTGAAAAGCTTCAGCTGGGTACAGCTTATAAGGCTTCCAGGTGTCTGCTTTCAGTTCGTTCTTGAACTTCTTGGCGAGATCACGGATAACCTTTTCTCCAACTGACCTCTCACCACGATTCCCACGATCATAGTCGCGGTAGAAGCACTCATCTTCATCAACCTGAGTGCAGTCAATGATGTTGAACTCTGCACCCAAGTCACGTGCGATCTCTGCCCACTGCTTTCGATACTTAGGCCTCAAGTTCATGTCATGAACCACAACATGCTTGCCAGCCTTCAGGCCACTCTTGACGATGTCCTTCTGAACCTTGGTAATGTGGTTTTCCTTCGGTGAAGAACAGATACCTTCCTCGTTGTAGAGAAGTTCCCGAAGACCATCCCGAGACGCAAGAACAACACCCTCAGGATCAGCATCCTTGATCTTAATTGCTTCAGTGGTCTTGCCAGATCCAGGAAGGCCTACTGTAATGCTCAGTTTTCCGGGCACTTGACCTCCTCAATCCTACCCGTAGACCCTGCTAGGGACTGCATGAGCTGTTCAACAGTCTCGTCCGGCCACGGGACATCAGAGTGATCGCTGTACTCACCAGATGGGAGCTGCATACGAACAGAGGTGCCATCCCACTTATAAAGGTCACCCCCAGGCTCTGAGAGTGTATCGAAAAGTCGAAAATAACGCATTACCCTATCCTCTCCTTCTAAAAGTTCCAGAAACTACAACAGTCCACTTAGGACTGATTAATCTTCATCTTCCGAGCCATCATGAATCCACTCCTCGTAAGGGAGATTTTCCAGAACCTTTCCATCCTCCCACAACTGGATGACCTGGTCCATACGCTTGATAGCAATCTCATTGTCCATGCAGAAGAAGAGGTATTCGTATTCTTCCGGGGACAAGGATAGCTCATCCTGCGCAACCGACGAAGGAGAAACATCGTCACCATACTGATCAACAAAGTAGTCACCCCAGTCGATTGAATGCGCCACCTTCGCCTTACCCGACATCACCGCTGCATGACCCGCAATACACATCCGGGTTCCACACACCCACGTCTTCTGGTTGTGCTTATCAGGATTCATGACGATATTGTCACGGACTTCCTTCAAAAGCTTGATGTTACCCATTGATTATCCCCTATCCTCAGTAACCATCACAGTCATAGCAGCAGTAAGAAGCACCGCGCTCAGGCACATCCAATTCGCCCGTCTCGACAAGTTCGTTAACCGCATAACGAATCTCATCAAGACTGCGATCACCATCAAACAGGTAATCAGCCTCTTCCCACCTAATACCAAGCGCTTCAGTTGCGAAGGTACGGACCGAAATAGCATTGGCGTCACCATACAGGGCATCGTACTGCATGTAGTTCAAATACGACTTGTTCTCGTCTTCCATGATGTACCAGTCATTGATGTTGTGCTTCTTGGGGTCAGGAACCTCAGCCCCTGCAAGAACAGCAGCATGTCCAGCAAAGCACATTGCGGTGCCACAAACGTTGTTGGAGTCCTTACGAACCCAGTTTGACTGGTCGTAATTCTGAGGATTCTTCTCAATAATCTCAAGGGTCTCCTTGAGCAACTCCACATTAACCATTTTCTGTCTCCTTCTCTGCTCGCTCGATTTCTTGAATGATGTTTTCTAGCCACTCTTCACACTCAGCCTGAGATTTACCGGATAGCCTCATGGCAATCATCCTCTGGGCTACATTCTTACCAAGACTTCCGCGACCAGACAGGCCCTTCTTCAGGTCTATCCTTTGCTTTCCACCCTGCAAGTAAAAGTGCGTCTTTCCAGACTTGCTCAAGGCCTCACAGCCTTCCATACAATCTGGTCAGCCCTATCGAACTGGCCATCAAGCATACAGAACAGGGCTCCCTTATCAACCGCAGGATACCCAGCAATCCTTTCTGCAAAGTCCTTTCGATCAACAGCATGCTTCGAGTGATAAAGAAACGCGTTGCCGATGCGGTTGGTTAGGTCGAAGAATTCATCAGTGATTTTGTCAATGATTTCGTTGGCCCAGTTGTGCATCTCCTCAGGGAGTTCTGCAACAATCTCGGTTTGATGCTTCCCCTCAGACAGCCACTCCCACAACTGCCTTTCATTCAGACCAGTCATGACCTTGTGAAGTTCGAGGTAGTCTTCCTGCTTCATCTTGAGCCTGTCTCCGGTGTCGTCATTGAGAAGCACAAAGCCCTCTGCGTTAGGACGATTCAGGTCAAGTTCAAGCTGATAGAAAGGACCACTGTCAAGGAAGTGATTCTTGGGGATTCCGTAGTGTCCGATCAGCAGACCATTCCAGTAGTTATCACCAGAATGGACAACCACAGACCCCAAGTACCTCAGCTCGTCGATCTCGCCGTAGTCCAGGACGATACGATTCTCGGGGTAGATGATCTCGAACAGGTCGGTGCAGTAGTCGTCGGTCTGGTACAGGCCGTAATTGGCCCTGAGAAGCTCTGTGGCGTGCTGAGCTTGCTCTGAGGTGAAACTACCCTTGGTGGCTATTGCAGGGCCTTCAGGCGTCTCGTAGGCGATCCCAAGCGATCCATCCACCTTGTCGTACACAGTAACCCAGTCAAACGGGCTGAACATGGCTGCGTTGGGTTCACCATAGTTGAAAAACTTCTTAAACGGCCGTGCCAGAACTTCACCAGTCTCTTCATTGATGATCAGACCCCTACAGGTCATGGTGGAGTTGTTCCATACACGGTCAAACATGGCTTTCTTGGTGTAGCAGTAGATTGCATAAGGATAATCCGGATGATGCCTTACCTGGATATATCCCTCATCAAGCATTGTAGCCAACTCAGATGGGTCAAGAACATCATCCAAGTAAGTTATCACATCTCCTCCTTAGTTAGTCCTCATCTTCTTGAACCTTTGAGGCTGCCCAGAAGGGCAGATAAAGAATAAATATTGCAAAGATAATCCACAGAATTCCCATGACTAGTCCCAGTGTTTCACTGCGTAGTAGATTGGAACTCCGACAATGCCCAAAGGCCAGAACCAAACGGAACCATCATCACTCTCCCATCCCTCAGAGCCATCAGTACACCTATCGTCATCAATCCTCTCCTCGGTCTTGGGGTTGATGCACACACCAATTTCATCCGCCTCATCAGGCGAGACAGCACACCCAGCCAGCACAAGTGCCAATGCGGACACAAGGCCGACTGAGTGCACCATCTTTCCTTGCTTTGTCATATCAGCTCCTGGCAATCAGGTGAATGAGTTCCCACAAGCCCCACAAAACGAGGAACCAGAAACCAAAGAAGATGAAGAGAACAAGGCACCCAACTAGACCAGTCACAGCCTCTTCAGTGTCCACTGTTAAACCTCCTGATAAGTCTTTTCGAAGATGGATTCCTTGACAAACCAGAACTCATCTTCCACACCCTTACACACCCATGCCCCAGGAGGGGCATACATGATGCCTTCCAGAGTGGGAATCTCCAAGTGAGGCTGGCCAACATAATCCCTGTCATTCGCATAGACAGTCTTGATCCTGATGATGACGTTATAAGCCTCAGCCCACTCAATGATCTCCTGAATACGCTCAGGGGTGTCAATGAACTGAAGTGCCTGGACAGTTCCCTGCTTACGGAATGTCTTCACTCCCATACCGTGACCACCTTGGCTACCGGATTAACCTCAGTGAGTTCCCCGTCCAATTCGCCGCCGCTGTAAGACTGATACCAACCGTCCTTGCGGAAGTATCGAGTAACATCACCCTCCATAAGGGAGAACACGACCCAGTACTCATCACCCTTACCTTCACCGCCATAATAATCGATCAGATTCAGTCGACCAAGACCAGCGACATCACACGGAACGCCATCTGCCCACTTAATCTCATCCCAGGACGAGGGGCCATCTGCGTCCCCATTGTCGACCAGCTCGAAGAAATTCTCAAGCAAGTGCTCAATGGTAGACACCGAATAATCCTTAAGGCTCACTCGCCACCCCCAGAAGAGGGCCCAGAATCGTAGGAAGACCCACCAGACGAGTAGTCACTGCCGCTATCGGCGTCTGAACCGCTGACGTACTCGTTCACGTAGTAAGGCTCGTAGTCCACAAAAGGAACACCATAGGCATCAACCCGAGTAACCGGACGATGCTTCTTAACCTGCTTGATACGGCCCATTTCAGCTCTCCTTCCATTCGTACTTGGTTACTAGAATCTCACCCTTGGTCACTTCACGGAACTTGCCATTCCAGTTACGGTTGGCGTAGGAATCGGTTTCTCCCAGTTTGCGGTAATACCTGCCATCCACCTCAAAGACGATAAAGCAAGTACCCTCATGGCCCTGCTCATGTGGAGAGTCGTAGTACCTCTCATGAGTCTCGTCTCCTTCGTCAAGGAACCGCTCAACAATGTGGATATTTCCCCGAGAGTTTGCAGCAGCCTTGTAGTATCCCTCACCCCACGCATCCCAGGACCCGTAAGAGAGAATCAGGTCTTCAACCTCAATCGTGTGCTCATTCAAAGTAAATCACTTCCCTCGTCTTCTTCTCGGCAGGCTTGACCTCGGAAGTCCACTCAGAGCCGTTGTAGGAGGACCAGCCTCCCTCAATCGCAAAGAATCCCACGCGAGTCTTCCACACAAACTTCATGGTCTGATATCCACCATCGTCATCATTGAAGGTCTTAAGGTAATCGTTATGAGCCACTTCAACTGACCCGAGACCTTCTACATCAACAACAGTACCAACCTGGAACTCTTCCCAAGTCCACATACTGCGCTTAAGAAGAAACTGCCCAACCTCAGTTGGAGTCAGCTCTGCAAGTACCGAACCACATGCCTTACAGATATCCTTTGATCCCATTTCTCTCCTTTTCTAGTATCCCCTAGTCCCACACGTGTCATATTCCCGATGCTTCCAGCACCACCACAAGGTGGCCCACTCACTCAGCAGACGTTTCACTTCTCAACCTCCTTGCAAGTACTCACGATTTCTTTAACAGCCTTGTCGTCTTGTAGCCAGGTTGAGAGAAACAGAATGCACAGGACGACAGTCAGTCCCACAAAGACTACAGTCAAATCACCTTTGGTAATCACTTCTTTCCTCCTGTGATCCACTCAATGAATCCAAAAATAAGTAGATAGAACGCTGAAATAAAACCAAGCAAGAAAGCAAGGACTAGCATTGCTATGATCCATGACCAGTCCATTACAGCCTCACCAACCTATCTGCTCGTGCCAGGTGTCGCTGAACATAGTCAGGATCTGGCGTGATGAACTCCTTGATGTTTTCCAGGATGAACCGTGAAGACTTTCCCTTTGTCAGTGAGGTAATAGTGCGCCTCAATGCCCACAAATATGCAGCACCAGGAGAGCACTTGTAACCACTTGGGATGACCTTACGTTCCAATGCGGTTACGCAAATCTCCTCAATGAAGAGTTGGACAATACGTGAATGTGGCAATCCCCATAGCTTCCTTGGGTCAATGTCAACACTCGCTCCGTCTCGGAGGATCTCTTCATAAATGGGCTGATCTCCGAAAGCAACACTTTCGTGGAGGGAATCGTGATCGTACGTACGTTTGACTGCGTCATCAAAGAACTCGGATTTGTCCTGGTCAAGATTCATCACCTTCTTCCCATGCAGCTTTTCCCACACCTTATAAAGGATCTTGTACAAGTCCATATCCAGTTGTGCACCCGCATCCTGCAAGGTGATCAAGTCAAAAATATGCTTGTGCCAAGACCCGTTGGGCAACTCCCAATGTGAGTGAGACAGCTTGATGGTGTACATCTGGTCCAGGGTAGCGAATTGGGTCTTGTCAGTCTCGGGGATAAACTCAGCAAAGCTTTCATCCCACAGCACATCAATCCTACCCTGGACCGACTCCATGCGAGACAGATCCTTATCAGTCCACCAGTCGATGTCCTTGGGTTCCCTATTGCAGACTCCCAAGGCTTTCAGGGCATGAGAGCCCACAATAAGGCTATGCATTAATGCCTCCAGATTTTCCAGCCAAACAGTGAGATCCGAACTCTAATGCATGTACCACAAATCCATCGGTGCATCAGCTCTCCTTACCAGTTCAAGGACGGAACTGGATTACTAATCTGGGAATCAAAGGCCTCAAGAGCCTTACCCCACGTAGCTCCGTTGTCCTGGACATACTGAGACCTCACAGCAGCCTCAATGAAGATATCATCGTCGACACCCAGATCATGCAGGATCACCCGAATCGACGTTCGTTCGTACTGATGCAGCTGTGTGATACCAAGTGCGTGCAAAGCATGCGCATGAATGCAGTCAGGCTCGTCACCGTTCATGTATTGACACATCACCGCGTCCTCAGGCTTGGTGTAAATGAAATCCGAGCCCTTCAGTTCAACTGCCTTGGCCAGAGCCTCACGGTAAGACTCACGCGTGATCGAAGCGCCCATTACACACTCTCCTTAGTGAATTCCAGCTCGAACGCATCGGCAATCTCAGCAAAACTCTTGTTGAGAGAGTCATTCCACCCAACCGCAGTCTCGTTGTTGTGCCCATTAAACCCCTGCTTGAAGAAAGCAACATCGAAAGCACTTGTGCCATCAACCAGGTTACTCTCAGGCAATCCAAGCCAGACGGCGACCGCTTCTGGAAGCACCGAATTAAATCCGCCGTATGCCGCCTGGCCCCAAGACCTCATCTCACGATCAATTTGACCATCCTGCCAAGCAAGATGGCAAGCCACACCAAGACAGCAAAACTCACCCTGACGATTCTCCAGGGTCATCCGTCCTTGGGTGTACTCACCTGACCTCAACGCCTCCAGAAACGCGTCAAAGTTATCCTCGTTGATTCCGTCAACATACTTATCGCTCATTGTTCCTCTCCTTCAGTGCGGTTTGTAGTTGAATCCTTCGCTTAATCAATCCTGTGAAACTCTTGTGGAATGCTCGTTCATTCCGCCAATAGACAGGCCTAAGCCACCAGGTGAACCGGTTATTGCTCTTGATGTTGGCCATGTTCTGCTTATAGCAATCAAGCATGATGGTCCAGACAGCAATAGCCCTTTCAAGGCTTTCCACATTGATAGGCTCATGAGCCATTGAGCTGCTCCATAACCCGCCTGTATCCCGCATCCTGATACACCCGATAGAGGAAGTTCATAACATCCCTAACCTCTCCTGGTGAAAGCTTTGCATTGGAGTTAGGTACTCCCTGCCTATAGATGACCACAGAGCCGTCCTTGACCTCCTTAAACACAAAGGCAGCGGTGCCCATAACCTCACCAACCAGGCATTCCCTCACCTCTAGGCCCTCAGGAAGATTGGTGGGTTCCTCAAGGGAAGAGCCTACTACTCGATATGCCTTACGCATTTACCGCCTCCATGATTGCATGATTAAGCAGGGCTATCAGGAACATGCCCACCAGGGCCATCCCCAGAACAAGCAGTGTCAACTGCCAAGACCTCATCACATCTCCCTATAAAGAATGGATTCCAGGTAGGTCTTCCATGTCATCTGGGAGATTTCGTAATCAGTGTAGTCCCCGTCAGCATGGCGGGCATCTCGCCTGGACAGTTTACGCCCATTCCTGTAGCCGAATGCATAAGACCAGTCTTCACAGTCATAGCAACAGCAGAACTCTCCATTGTAGTGAGACCGCCTCACAGACTCCTTGTGCTTCTTGGCGACCTCATCCGTCTGGTCTACAAGATCCTTCCATTTCTGGTAGTGCTCAATGAAGGTCTCTCGACCCCAGGCCTCAAACATCATGACTGCACACTGCGCCTCAGCAAGAATGTCCGAGTCAAGGCGCGGTGCCCAATAAACTACATCGTCAACTGTGTACTTGAGCCTCCATTCAATTTGAAACTCCTTGATCGTTAATTCAATGCTGAGAATGTCCATGATTACCCTTCTTAATCAGGCTTCTTTGTAAATGCATGAGTCACGAACAGGACACCTACGACACAAGTCTGGATCTGGTGTGGGGTCGAACCTTTCCGCTTTGATATTCTCATCAAGGCTTCCATAAACATCGGCAAGCCTTTCCAAAGACCAACTAGTCAAGTCATATGGACGGGTAGGCTTTCCCAGCTTTGCCATCCAATACCTACCAGTCGTGAAAGGGATTCCCCATTCAAGGTTCAAGACTCCCGCATATGTGGCTAGCTGTTCATCCCCTCCAGGAGTTGATCCAGTCTTGTAGTCGTCTGGTTTTTCATCGATAACAACATCGATATACCCGACAACCTCAACTGAACCAAACTTGACTCGAAATTCCTTCTCGATCCATTGCACACCAGAAGGATCTGTCCACGGGACATGTTCAGGATGTTCCCTGATAAATTTGAAGAACCCATCAAGCTGTTCAAGCCCAACCTTCAGCCTCCTTGGGATGTCCTGTGTGGCTCGGTAGGGTCCGGAAGACTCCCAGTAACCCAGGTTGGGGTTGTCCTTCAGCTCTGCGTTGATTTGGGCGCTGTACGTGCTTCTAAAGACCTCCTTGGTCTCCTCGGGTGTCATCACCCTACCAGACTTCTCAAACGCCTCTACGGCCAAATGAAAGGCTGTTCCATGTGCCAGCCACGGGGCTGGTCTCTTCCACACTCGCTCACGCCTAGCCAAGAAGTAGGCATGAGGGCACCGCTCGTACTCGTTCAGCTGTGATGGTGAACGGTGCCCAATGTCCTCACTCACGGATCTCCTTTAGCAACTCCCGAATCAGTAGCCCATCAGGCTCATTGTTCTTCCATGCATTGATAATGGCTTGGGTTAGTATTTCAATTCTAGTCATCAAATCGTCTGGTCTTTCGAACCTTCAAACGCTTGCAATTCTCACACCTTCGGTACTGCTCCTTGGGAGGATAGTCATTCCACCCTTTCGGGATATCAACCCAGTCCTCCCACTTATGCCAACAAAGCCTCATGTCGCCTCCGGTCAATAAATTCACGTACCGCAATGGTCAGATCAGGGGCATAGCCCAGACGCTCTGTGCGTTCAACATAGGCGGTAGCAAAAGCGTGAGGGTCTACTCCATGCCTCCTGAGATAATGCACATACCCATGCACAAAGTTTTCAGGCATGGTCAGCCTTTGGGGGTCACTTACCGTCAGCATCAGCCGAAACCTTCTCCTCAGTACCCGCAGGGTCAGTGACCGGACGGTTCTCCCACTTCTTGAGGAGTTCCTCACGGATACGACCGAAGTCAGACACCTGGTGACCGTTGGAACGCAACCAGTTCCGGATCTCGGCCAACTCAGCCGGGGTGTACTTGGGCTTAGGCTTCTCAGTCTGACCCAGTCGACGCAGCACCGGACGGCCGTACTCGGCCAGTTCCTTCATGGTCGCGTTGAACTCGTTGATGATTGCCTGGTAGTGCTCCATGTTCTCCTCAGCCAAGTCAACCTCAAACTCCTGACCCTCGACAGTAAACAAGAGAGTAGAAGCACCCTCGGTCTCACCATCGATGTCATCCACCAAGATTTCCTTAACAGCCATTTCATATCTCCTTATTGTTTGTGTTTGTTTTGGGAGTGGCAAGAGAAGGGATCGAACCTTCCACGCAGCGCTTTACAGGCACCGCTATGCCCAGCATCCTTGCCAGTGTGCCCGTTGTCAGACTCGAACTGACATTCTCCCCCTTTAGATGAGGGCATCTTTCCAATTAGAAGAAACAGGGCAGTAGGAGTGGAGAGATTCGAACTCTCATTCACAGGCTTTTGAGGCCTGTCGCTTTTCCAATTAGCGCACACTCCCTTGGGCCCGAAGGGCTATAGACTTATTGACGTTGCTATAGCCCCATAGGGTATTTAGTTATTATTCAGTTGTAAGTCACTTATCTACATCGGCAGCCTCGACACCATGAACAGCATAGGCATGTGTGAGTAGCTCTCCTACTGTGTCAAAGGTGGCCCCGCATGTGCACCGGACCTCACCTTTCTTGAAACCACTCTCACCCATTACTGACAGTCCTCCCTGTATCGAACAACCCTCGGGATCTTGTCGGCATAGCAGTAGAGCACGATCTTGTCTTTCCAAGGGACTTCACAAATCTTGTCCCTGGCGTGCTTCCTACAGTCGTACTCTGGCTTTTCCTTGCTCTTAGGCCTCTCAAGGCCCCTTGCTGGAACGTTCACAGTCTTGGTGACATCTACTGGCTTGTATTTGGGCTTGGTCTTGTCACACCCAGACACAAAGAGAACAGCCCCAACAATTCCTAGTACCGCAAGGGTACGTTTCATACCTTACCTTTCTTGTTCAAACATGAGTTACAGATTTTAGACCCATCTCCAATTGTAGCACCACACTCAGAACAGTTATTTCTCACAAACCCACTGTCCCGGTGACCTTGAGAGCCTTACGAGTGTAGGAGGGGTTGGCATCCTTGAGTTGCTTGGTGCTGCGACGGCGGTAGGCATTGCGAAGGGTGCGGAAGTGGGTACGTCGTGCGTTGCGGTTGATGGGAGTAGCCGTCTCCATGTCTTCCCGGATCTCAGCAGCCGTCAAACCGTCCCACACCTCGGTTCCCTTCCAGTTCAGGGTCTCACCGAAACCGGCGGCCTCCTTTGCCCAATCAGACCAGGAAGCATCGAAAACATCAGCCGAGGCGATTTCCTGGTAGCCTGCCTGGATGTCCTCACGAATCTGCTCACCCAGCTTCCAGGGGTCACCACTCAGGAGTTCTTCGAGAGTAGTCGCGTCACCATTCAGCAAGTCGGCATCCATGTGCTCGTCAGAGGCCCAGTACTCCTCGTCCAGCTTGATCTCTTCGGCAGTCTGCTGAGGAACTTCCAGAGACGGAAGACCCATGACCTCGCGTCCGTCCGTGTTCAGGATCAACCGAGGCTCGTCACCAGAGTTGTCAGACGTGATGTACTGGGACACAGACTCCAGCGTGTTCTTACGGGCGTTGGTGTAGCCCAGCTCGTGGACCTCGTTCAGAGCCTTGATCTGTGCATCCGAAAGCTTCTTTGCCATGATAACTCCTCATGTTGTTTGGACATTGCCGAGTACCCCTACGGAGAATTGAACTCCGATTTCCAGATTGAAAGTCTGGCGTCCTACCCTTAGACGATAGGGGCGTTGAAGCTTAGGTGTTGCTGATCTTGACACCCCCAAGGGGGCCACGCTCAATGATCCTGTCAGGGTAGTCAAACGGGCATCCCACATCCATGAACTTTTTGGCTGACTCGATCATTTCTTCCAGCTTGTCGGCATCCCAGTAGGGAGTGGCATACAACGTCATTGAACAGTCATCATAACCCACTTCCCGGCAGTACGTCTTGTACACGTCAAGAGCATCTGTCAGATTGTTGTGGAAGTGCAGAGAGAAACTCTGGTTCCCAGGGATGTTCTGCGAAGTGTACGAAATCCAACGAATCAGCTTTACAGCCATGATGTCTCCTAATTTGGCGTACAGTCGAACATAGGGACATATCTCAGCCCCTATGCTCTCAATGCGTCAAATCCAGGGGTAGCAAATCACACAGTCGAAATTGCATCCCTCATCGTAGTCGTACCAATCCCAGTCCCACAAGGAATCGTAGTACCCGTCATCAGCAATGATGGGAATCATCAGACAACCCACCTTCCGATGGTGCGGTCCCAGGAAGCCTTACCGGTACCCGGAACCTTGATCATGGGATGGGTCGGGTACTTGTCCAGCTCTGCCATGTGCGTTTCCGAGTACTTCTTGCCCTTGTAGGGGTCAACAACCTGAATCTCAGCCATGTCTCAAACCTCCGGGTACGATTGAACAAAGGTCATTGCGCCAAGCTTGTCACAAGCCCACATTTCATACCTCTGACCAAAACCAGGCTGAAACGTGAGTTCTTGCCACCTTCGGTCCACAGTTTCAGCAGATTCGAGGTATGGCCTGGTCTTTCCAGAGGACACAACAACAATGAGGAATTGCATTCCATGCCTCACTGATTCTCTGCGTAGCGCATGTGTTTGTTGTACTCGTGAAGCAACCCGACAAACGTGAAACTACTCGCACTGCGATGGGTGTAAATTTGCTCCATCTGCCCTGCGAAGTAGTGCGTGACTTCTAGGTCAGTTGAAACCTTGTCACAAGGCTCACAGAACAATCTACCGTGCTGGCATACCATTGCTCTGAGTCTCCTTACGAGCCTTGATCAGTTCACGCCTTTCACGGCGGTCCTGCCGGTACTTCCGAGACCTTTGCTTGTGCTGATACCTCAGCTCATCCGCATGAGGGTAATCCTCCTCAAGATCCTCGTTGAGATCACCATACGTAGAGGAGTAATGTACTGGGATCATGCCTTACCTTTCAACGCGTCAAGCCTTATGCTTGACACTTACAGAACAGGGATTCCTGTTCCTAGGAGCGTGACTACGTCATCGCTCTGGTATCCCCACCAGGACTCGAACCTGGATCTTCCACTTAGGAGGCGGTAGCTCTATCCACTTGAGCTATGAGGACCCTATTCAGTTATTCCAGCTCCAAACCTTCACTGTCCAACCAGTCATTGAATCCACACTGGTAGGCGGTTGGGTCCATCTCCTTGAGAACCCTGGACATCTCCCACTCAAGAATGCCACATTTCACTGGCTCGTGGATCTCGTTCAGGAAGTCGTCAAACCTCTCCAGTGCATCGTGTTCACTGATGGTCTTAGACTCTTCCTCATCCTCACTGTCATCATCAAGTGATGCTAGCCATGCATCGTAGTCCGCCATGTCTTCCGGTGTGCCATCGATGGGTGGACCACAGAGTTCGTAGCACATGTCTTGTTCCTCCACTAAGTGTACAACAACAGTGTCAGGCTTTGGCCTGACACGGAAGCAATGCACTTAGTAATCACGCCCCGCCTTGATCACAAGTTCCCTCATACGGTTCAGGACATCCATCCAGTACTCAGCGTCCCAGAACGTGACAAGACCATCCCTCATAGCCTTGAGAAACTCGTTCCCGCGATCGCCTAGACTCTCTTCAGAGAAGGTCTGGCAGGGACTGAATCCCCATGCCTTTTGCTGAGAGAACACGTACCAAGCCTCAGCCAGATCGAACCTGGCAGCCTGAACACATCCCCACTCGTCATGGGTGTCCCAGTCCATCCACCCTCGGATGAACTCGATTCCATCACTCTTGATCACTTCAAACCTCCTGAGTAAGGAACAAGAGACAGGGCCTTAGCCCTGTCTCAAGCACATCACTCAGATCATGACTCGCAGTTCAAACAGTTGTCGGCACTGTCAGGATTCCAAGCCTTACAGTTGGGACAGCGCCACATGTTCTCGTACATCATCCTGAACCAGTTCATCATCAGGCACCAACCCTCTTAGCCATGATGTCAACAACGTCTTCAGCCTCAGCCCAGGAGTCCAGGACCAGAGTCCCACACTTACCGTCGCCCAGGTTCTTTCCCAGCTTTGAATCCCAGATGACAACCGAGTCACCGACATAGCCAGTGATCCAGTAGCGCTGTGAGAGCGTCATCTCATGCCTTCTTTCGGTTTGAGTACTTCGCAGAGACTACGTGCGATGACGCAGTCTCGGGCAGTACTCAAGCCTTGACGAACTCTCCGTTGACCAGGACATACCAGCCATCTGCGAACAGGATTGCGTTCTCGGGGTGATTCATGTCTTAGATCCTCCTAAGTAGAGAACAAGGAAGAGGGATCAACCCTCTTCCAAGCAAGCCACTCAGCAGTAGTTCCCATCAACGCTCTTGATGTGCATCGTGCTGTTCGGACCGAGGTAGTTGGCTCCGAAGAGGTACTCCAACACCCCGTCTTCACCGATCGGGTCAGGGTTGACCGGGCCGTAGACTTCCCCGGATGCCTTGAACTCCCACTCCTGAACCAGGATAACCCTGGCACCCGCCACCCACAGGAAGATGTAGCCTCCGATTTCGTCACCATCCTCATCGAACTCAGTGGTGACAACCCGGATGGTGGGGTTCACATTCTTCATGTCTTGTCTCCTTTACATGGGATGAATGAACCGGGATGAACCCGGTCCAAACAACCCTTGTCAGAAGTTCACGAAGCCGTGCCATGGAGCCTTCTCACCACAGATCATGTTGCCCATGACGTGGCAATTGAAGGTGATGTCATCTTCCTTCACCTCGGCCATCGCTCCGTAGAGGCCCAAGAGCACGTAGCCCAAGAGAAGCCCCATGAGAGCGGCAGCCAGGTAAGTTCCGATACCTTTGACCATGTCTTCAAACCTCCAGTGTACTAACAACCAAGGCGTGACAGGGACCAGGTCAGTAACACCACTCTAACCCCCTGCCACACGCTAAGTTCTTAGTACAACTCGGTTGGGCTTCTCATCCACCCACTACCACACGGACATGAGTCTTGCTTAGGCGGTTCCCCTCGCGGGTTAGCTACCAGGCGGACAAGTCACGAGGGCTGTGTTGAGTCACCCTCTACGCCTACCCCTTTCGGGGCTACCGTGTCCTACTGTTCCGGCCAGTAGACGCCTATGTGTTGGTGGGGCGCACCCCTAGGTTCGTATGCGCAGACTCTGACCCTTGAGAGGGCTCACCCTGTCTGGCAGTGGTGATTAAGTTGTGAAGCAAGCTTAGCACTCACGCTCTGGCCTGTAGTACCGCCATTCGGAGTAACTTGTCTGTGCTGTTCCGCGTCGTCGGCCTGATCGGCCTAGAGGCTGGTCAACAGACCCTTGCTCACTCCGTGAGCGTATGTAGTTAAGCTTGCGGTGTAACCGTACCAGGCTTGTCAAGCCCGACTCTGACCAGGCGTTGCGGCGCCTCTGCGACTGCCCCTGAGGGCGTCCCCTGCGTGATGCAGCTGTGTGAGCCTGCGTTGCCTGGGCTGGTCGTATGGAGTTGGTCTTGCCTGACATGGAGAACACTAGGCCCAAGGGTCTTCCCCTGTCTCGCGTTTGTGACCCAGGCCACAGAAAGAGGCCTTCCCACACAGAACTTCGCCCTGAGAGCCCTTCTAAGACCCTCTGTAGGGGCGTCTGGTGTCCTTACCCCAGGCAAGGGGTGTTCGTGCGTGTATGGGCCTCTGAGAGGGGTGTATGAGGGTATGTGGTGCACAGTGGTGTGTGGGGGTGGGACAGCAGGGTCTGTGCGTGTGTGCGTATAGCACAGTGTGGTGTGTATGTACAGAGGTATGTGGGTAGTGAGACGTGAGTAACTTACTAGGGGGTAGGGTTGACACAGGGGTATGGGGTGTGCATCTCGTTACACAATCGTGACTTGACTTTGAGGGGTGGGGGGTGTACCCTCCCCCGCCCGGTCCCGGCC